GGTGCTGGAATTGACTCCTGCTAAATCTCTTCTTGCCACTGATAATGTTGCTGCTGGATTAATTGCACTCTCATCACTGAATTGAATACCGTCAATTTCACTGGAATAGGTTCCTGTATATCCTCCTCCGAAGTAACCTTTCCCGCCGCCGACCTGTAAAGTAATTAAATAGTTTATAGCATCAAGCAACTGGGTATATACAGAACCATTCGGAGTGATACCTGCCGCTGCTATAACTGTCATAATCTCCTCTTGCACCGCATTAAGGAAATCGGCTGGAATAGTAGTAGCTGGCGGGCCGTTTGTAAATTGCCTCTTACCATCTACTATAATATAATTCTGCCCTGTTATCCTATCCATATATTAGACTCCTTTCACCGACCACTCTGGGTCAAACCTCCACTTACCTGATGTTGCGTCTCCGATTGCGCTTAGCTCAACATATCCTACAACCTTAACGCTTGTCTGTAATTGTACACTGATACTTCCATAAGCCGAACCGCTCTGTAAATATACAAACTTTCCAATCTGGCCACTAAATCTGGCTGATAAACCAGAATCATATATTAATCCTTTTCTTAACATTTGTGCCTGTGATTCGCCCGCTGTATAGCTATTGCCTGCAACACCTAAAATCTGGTTCTGTCCGCTTGTAAGTAATGAAGCAGGAGCCCATCCACTTGCGCCTAAATAAGCGATTCTGCCAAAACTAATATCGCTTAAAATAATCTGGCTGTAATCAATCCAGCCTCTAATTGTTTTGTCATTTGTTATAAACGCTGGTTTAGGCTGTGCCCAAAAATCACCTGGGTTGACAAAATCCGCTTCCATTACTGTTACTACAAAATCTCTTAAGTCCTGTGCGCTAATATTACCTGTTACATTGTCTGCAAGCAATGCCAAGATTGCTGCCCGTGTTCTTTGTGTATCTGCCATGATTAATACCCTCCTTTAATTTTAATTTCCATTTCCAAAAATAGTATCAAATTCGTTATTGAATGATTCTCTTTCAAACGCGCCGCCATAAAACTTATCAAAAGCTCTATCAAATCCTTTATCAAATGCGCCTATGCTTAAATCTGCAATCGGCATAGCGTTAAAGGCGTTACTAAAAGCATTATCGTATTCGGGGCCATAAATTCTAAATAACGCAATTGTATGGGCTGGCCGAAGCCTATTACATAAACATTCCAAATCAGGGTAATCTATAAATGGATTAATAAAATCATAATGCACATTTACCAGCCAATAAAATAGATTATCTTGATCGCCACAGGGATCGCCCGCTACCGCAAGCCCGCACCATGCTGGTGTAAATTCATCTATAGTAATTGTATACCCAAGCGTAGCTCCTAAATTAATATAATATTGCTTATGTAACGAACCTAAAGCCCTTAATTTCGTATTGAGCTGCGCTCTCCTTTCAGCCATTGTTAAAGTTGCTATTTCTAAACAATCATCTGGTAGACCAAAGTCCTCTTCATGCTCTAATATTAATTCGCTGGTTGTCCTTGTATCCCTTTCAACCAATAAATCATCAACTCTGGAATCAACCCTTGCAAATTCTACTGCCTCGCCTGTTAATATTTCTTTCATTACGCCATCATCTTGCCAAGCCTTGCCCTTAGGCAGTAATGATAAAAGCATTCTTAAATATGAATTAAAATCTCTCGCCATAATAGTTTAGTAATTCTGCCAAGTAATGGTTCCTAATTGCCCGACCTCATTATATGCTAATGTTACATCAGCCGCAGGGGTTACAATTGCGCTTCTTTCCTCTCCTATTGCTGCACTGATTGCCTCTTGAATCCGTGATAAGTATAATATCTGTCCCGGATATGCTTCTCTATAAATTAAATCTACAAGCTGTGCCTGTACCGCTGTTTGAACATCAGATGTGTTTGGATACAACTTAATCGTAAAATTAAGCGGGGTTAAAACAGGCGCTGCTACAAATAATCCGGGTAACATTGTAACAGGCACGCCTGCTATTTGTCCAAGCGAATCCGTATGAGATGTTAAATACGCCAATACATCTGCAATCTGTCCTGCTGTCGGTGTTATCGGCGACTGGTCATCTCTAACAAAATAAACAGCTACTGTGCCGGGGCCGTTATATTGCGGGTAAACCCATGCCCTTGTTACTCCATCTACTTCTAAAGTCCACTGCTCTAAATCATTAGCATTGCCTCCATGTGGCGGCAATTGTTTTCTTGATAATATTCTTTGCCTATACGCATCGTCTGTTTCCTCATCTGCGCCATTGTATAATCCATCAGAGTCCACCGTTGCTGTAGAATTGACCCCTGCAATCGGAGATGTGAAAGTTAAAACTATACTGGGGTCATCATTTCCATCTTCTCCTGCTGTTTCTGCTGTAATTGCTACTGTAATAGAACCACCGCCGCCGATTGTAGCATCTGCATCTGTAACATATTGTATGCCTGCTGTTGATGCAAGCACGCTGCCTTCTGGGATAAGTGTTGCTGGTGTGCCTGTGCAGGTAATAATGCCGACGGCTTTTGTTGCGGCATTTCTTATGATGCCATATTCAGAGCCTATTGTGTCAAGCTTACCGCCATCTATATCCGCTGTAGCTGTTGCAGCGAATAATTGTTTAGTCATGTTATCAAGGTAACCATACAATAAATGCACCGCGCCTGCGTATACAATAGCCATTGTTTTTAATACTGAGCGCATTGCCAAAGTAGACGCTCCTGTAATTTTCGCTACAAAGTCATTTGATATTCTATCTGCAAGCTCCTGCAATGTCGGCCTATTAAATGCCATTAGCAGTATCCTCCCATTCTTTATTAAATCTGAATGTATCTGTAACCCCATCAGGCTTTAATATTTTTACCTGAAATGCTAATATAATTGTCCCTGCTTCTCTTGTCCTCTGCATCTCCACTTCAATTTGTATGCTATCTGCAATACCTTCTGTAATCATCCATTTCAAGGCTTCTTGAATATATAATTTTGCCTTTATTACAATATCCTCTGTGCCTTTTGACCGCTCTAATAACCAGAGCTTTGAGCCGATTTTATCAGTCGGCAAATCTGAATTTAATTCATCACCCCACCAGCCCCTACGATCCGTGCTTTTTGAATCTGGTAGAATATCTTCGTTTGATGCTTGGGCATCTGTAAATAATGATACCATAACGGAGGTTAAAAGGGAATTATCTGCTTTTATATCATTATCTATAAAAGCTAATCTACAAATTTGACTATTAATATCCCATGTTAAAACTGCGTCTTTTGGCATAATTATCCTGTCTTTGCTTTTACATTTGCCGCTGAATCCGTTCCAGCTACAAAACTTGTTGACGGCGTAGTTGTCGAACTTCCGCCGCCTTGCACTCCTCCATGAACATGTGTATTAAATTTAGTGATTATCGTATCAAGCATTACTGCATTGCCACCTGAATCCTTTAAATTTACTGTAGAGCCTTTTACAGTTATATTATTACCTGTTACTGTTATATCTGCTCCTGTTATATCTATCGGTTTATTATCCGTTGTAATTTCTATTGAACCATCTGCTTTTAATTTAATTCTCTGGGCAAATTTAGAGTATAAACAAACCTCTCCTGTTGTTAAATCCTTTGGCCGTTCTTCTCTATTATGCACGCAAATCGCAAGATTAAGCCCGCCTAAATCAAGCAATGCAACCTCGCAATTTTTATCTGAGGCATCAGGATATGTTTCAAGACCATATTCCTGAAAACGCTCAATATCTTCATATACGGCATCGCCAAACATTTTAATCTGCACAGTTTGTGTTTTTGTAGAATTGCCTATTGCAGTTAATAATGCTCTGCCAACAATTCTATACAACCGGAACTTCAATGGCCTTAAAAATCTATCTAAATCATCTAAGGTTATCATAGATTACCCTTTAAATGTTTATTATGCCCACTCAAGTAGGCATAATGTTTCTTAAAATCAATCATTCTTGATTTCTTCATAATATATCTTCCATGTTGATTTAGGGTCGCTCATAGCCCTAATTTTATCTATTTCCGCCTTGATTTTATATTTCTCCGGGTTACATAACTGTAAACTTGTTATTGTCCCTTTACTTGTCTGTTGATATTCACAGGCGTTAATTAACATTTCAGCGTCTATGTCAAAAACATCATCCTGCAATTTAACAATCGTATTCGGTTCCCATATATCGCCATTTTTTTGAACCCACCCTTGGACAGTATATCCATATAACCTTGAATTAGCCGCCCTATATTTTGCTTCCCATTCCGCCCTGCTTTTGCCTGTGCCTACATCCCCTCCAAATTCTATATTCGTAAAAGGTCTATAACGAGGCACTAATTTTGATTTATCTTCAAAAATAGAATCATAAGTAAAATTATCTACTATTAAATTATCCGCTCCCCTGCTGATTCCCTTTGTGAGATATACGCTGTAAACTTCTTTATTTGACTGCTTCAATCCGCCGCTTAAAACATTAATTCCTGTTTGTATTGAATCGCTTGCTCTTTTTGTGCCTGTTGCCGTTAGCATTAATGCCCCTTCAGGAGTCGCAATCGGAAATATACCTTCTCTTTTTACTAATTTCAAAATCATTACCGCCAAAGAATCGCCCATGTCAAATGTGGTGAATTCTCGCGGCGCTCTATTTGCCGCTTTTGCCGCTGAGCTATCAATTATAAGTTCTATACCATGAGGCTCTAAAAGTTTTTTAATCGTATTTGCAATGGTTATACCCTTAACTGAATAAGGTTTTTTCCCTCTTCCGCAATCAACTAAATCTGCTGTTTTATCTCTACCAGCCACTTGCACTGTATGACTATTTCTATCGTAAGATATATTAATGTCCTCAATATATCCTGTTACTGCAAGAGTTTCTCCAATATATACCGAGCATTCGTTACCCAATTTAATCGGCCAATCTGTCATTTCGTATGGCTGTTCTTGCGTTGTTGTAAATTCAAAAGAGGCACATAACATATCAAGCGATCTCGTTACCCTGATATTATCCCAATCCTCATCATAAGCAAGACCGTTTACAACCAATGATATAGTGTCTTTATTCACTAAGCACCTTTATAATTTCTCCGCCTTTCGGGAATCCCGGATGCAGCATTGCGATATAATTTCTATCTATAATTTCTTGTTCTCTATCATTATCATCATAGATATTATAAGCCAAAACTAATGCAGGCTGTGCATCAGGAGTTATTTCTATATTTCGCATTATCGGAAGGTTAGCCCCTTTTTCCAACATGGCTTTAATCATTACTGGTTTAAGTCCGTTTATCAAACTAAATAATTCATCGTTTTTGGAATTTGCCCCAATATAATTAAGCACTGAATCAAATGCCGCTAATAATGTATTCAACATAGTCATTGCATCTTCATAGCTTCTGTAATCTGCATGAATAGCCGCCCTAACTGCCTGAGTTAAGCCTGAGCATCTAACCATATCTATCATTGCATTTTGGTTATCAAGCTGCTGCTGTCTTTCGGGAATAGTTAATGATATATCGGGAAAATCATCTCCATAATTTGTAAGTGATAAAGCTGCGGTTATAAGGGATGTATTATAACGAGGCATATCGGGAATTAAATCTTCATATACATCAAATATTGTTCGCAATGAATCCGCTAATTGATTTGGAAAAGTAATTATATTATCAATCGTGCTGCTAACTAAATCTATTGTTGCAAATGCCTGTGAAACAGTTGATAGAATAGTTGATTGAACTGTTATCAGGGATTGATATACATTGGATATAGATTCAGAAATAGTATTCATTGCTTCTTGCGCTAAAAAGGCATATCCTAAAACATCATGGATTGCTGCAAAAACCGATTGAATGGTATCTAAAGTAGTATTGCAATTGGTATCCGCATTATCAGCGAGAGCAATAGAGCCTTCTGCCTGTTTTGGTTGTCCAGCCTCAACAAAGGCGATAGTAAAGCGGGCTATGCCGCCGTCTGTAAAAGACTCGTCAATTTTATATTTGCCCGAAACGCCGACTGTTAAATTACCATAAAATGGATGCACTAAATCGCCAGAACCTACTTCATCAAGAGCTGCTTTTAAGTTATCTCTTTCAGCAAAATAATCAAAATTATTTTCTGAATTTTGGACAATATAGGCATTGATATGATATATGCCAGCTTCTCTTCCCATATCTTCAAGGTATGGCTCCTCGCTAAATGGATATTGATGCAATATATTACGGCGGCCTGCCTCAACACTTGAAGATATAATTTTAAAAGGGACTCCCCTAAAAGAAGCATCTTTTAGATTATCACGCCAGTTATTCCATTTGATTTTTGTCATAATTCCTTAATATGCAAGGCCAAAATTCCCCATATATCCTGCTGAATTAATATTTAATGATGCATCGCCCTGCTTTTTATTTACGTCTCCGACCTTTAAATCCTTATCAAGTTTGATAGTAACTTCATGGCTCGTTTTATTTCCACCATTAGCGATTGCAGAAACATTAGGCTTGTCTCCTGTAATTCCAAAAAAATCACTTATTATATTTCTACCACTACCGCCCCATAAAGCGCCTTCTTTACCAAATAATGCTTGCCCTGTAGCAAAGACTCCTGTTGCTGCTGCCGCCGCCACTAATATCGGCCAAAGAGCTGCGCTTAATGTTGCAAGAGCCGGGGTTGCTGCGATTGCCGCAATCTTTAGCGATGCTAATCCAGCAGACATAAGACCAATTGTAATCAAAGCTGGGCCGATAACTGCTGCAAAACCCCCAATTGCAATTATAATAATTTGCATCCATTTAGGCAGTTCAATAAATGCTTCCAATAATGGATTTAAAACATCTAAAATTAAAATTATTGCAGGTTTCAAAATATCGCCTATTGTAGCGGCTGCTCTTTTAATATTATTATAAAATATGCTAAATCTGCCATCCAAAGAATTTAAATAATCATTTACGCTTGCCATAATAGATGTATTTTCATGCCATGCTTTATTGCCTAATTTTGTCATTTCTGAAACATTTCCTAATGCCAGAGAAATAGTTTTAAAAGTTGATGCCATTCTACCGCCGCCAAAACCAAGCTGTTCAAATGTAGTTTTTACATCATATCCATCTTTACCTAATTTCTTCATTCCCTCTGCAAGGAGAGCCATCGCTTTCGGCATATCTGTTTTTACTATATGCGCAAATTCTTTTTCTTTGCCAGTGGCGCCCATAGATATGGCGGCGAATATTTCTCCTTTAGAGCCTCTGCCCCAATCCGCCGCATCTTTTAAATCAGAAACAAGTTTTTGTATTGCCGCCCCGCCTTCTACGCCAGCCTCATTAATAGAAGCGGCAAGAGCGACAATCTGAGATGTTGTCATTCCTGCTTCTCTACCTGTTCCAGATATTTGTCTTATAGTCTCTAATAATTGTTTATTCGTTGTATTTGATTTATCTCCAACTTCGTTAATCATAGAGCCGAATCTTTCCCAATCTTTATAACTGATTTGCAAAATATCCGCTGTTTGCTTGAATGTCCTTAAATCTTCATCTTCAATTTTAAGGGCCTGTTTTAGATTCATGCCTAATTTTGCAAATCCTTTTAATTCAGTTATGGGCAGCCTGAATTTAGCTCCCATTGAAGCCATTGCCATTAATCCTTCCGCCGAATGACCTGTCGCCACTGACATATCAATAAGTTCTTTTTTTAATGCAGTGATAGTTTTAATAGGGGCATCAATAGTTGATTTCATATCAAGGAAGGCATTTTCAAAATTGCGTGCAGCTAATACCCCTGCCGTGCCTATGCCAATTATGGGTAGAGTAACACCATAAGTAAGTTTTCTGCCCATATCTCTCATACCCTTACCGGTCTCATTATATTTTCTATTCATTTCATCAAAGGCGGAGCCGACCTTTGCCAGCGGGCCAGTGATTTGGTCAAATAATTTTAAAATTATACTTAAACTAAATTGCTCGGCCATATTCTAACTTGCTCGCCTGAAAATGAATTAATAAATGTTATTCGTTGTCCTCTTTCATTGCCTTAGCCAACCAGTGCGTTCCTTGATTCCAAAAAAGCAATTCATCAATCGTCATATCCCAGATATCGCTGGGGGGGAAATGATAGACGCTTGCGATTCCCCAGACGATTTGCTCCCACTCCCCTGGAATCCTTCCAAGAAAATTGATAACTTTTCTTGTATTTTTTTGAGGTCTATCATATCAATTTCATCTGCTGATTCAATCGGAATATCTGCAAGAGCGGCTATTAATGGTATAGTTGAATACGGATCACTGGCAGTATCAGGCTTGACATGCTTTAAATCCTTTGCCTTCATGCGGCGTAAAGTTATAGATGTTGCCGTAATAACTCCGCCATTTGAAGATTTGATTTCAATTGGATATTCTAAATTAATTATTTCGGTATCCATTTATCTCTCCTGTTAAATTAAAGTTGTTGCCGATTCAATCCAATATGGGCCGTAAAATTCAAGTTTAGTTTCTCCTTCGCCGCCTGTTACGCTTATATCGCCAGCGCAGGTTGCACTGTGCATGACATATATTTTACCGCCGCCAGCGGCTCTAAATATAATTGTCCCATTGCCCTGTATAGCGGCAAAATCGCTTAATTTAATATCATCTCTGTCTGATACTGATACCGCTACTTTTGCCGGCACTATTGTTTCCTTGTCGCCATGATAACCGGTATCGCCGATTACCGGCTCTCTCTTAATCGGTGGTCTACCAGATACGCCAATTCCAGAAGCTACAGCCCCTGCTTTATTCAAAAGAATTTTGCCATTAACTATAACTTCAATTCTGCCTGTAATTTTAGCCATGTATTTAACCTCCTTTCAATTATAAAATAAACTGTATCTGTCCCGCCAATATTCTAAATTGATTAATTAAATCTGGCGGCAGAAGGATATTAATTCTATTAACATCCGTTGTATCTCTTTCTACTACTATATTTTCAATAAACTCGTCAAGATTTTCAATCAAACCATTATCTCTAAGTAAAGTGAATAATGCGATTGCTTCCTGCTTTACAATGCTCGGTGTTGCTACTGCCGCGCCTGCGGGTATTGGATTATTATCATCAGCTAATTTAAAGCGAGGCACAATAAATCTTGTTGCCATTCTTGCTTTATATTGATAGCGAATCTCCATGAGAGTAAACATGGTCTCTATATCAAGATAAGAAGAATCAGCTAATCCAAGAGAGTTTGTTCTATAAGTAGTTATGCTTCGCTCAATCATTATATTGCCGTTTGAATCTACAATCCATGTTGCAATACCGTCGTAAAGCAATTGATTTCGCTCTGTTTGTGTAAATCTATTTCCGCTTGCCTGTGTTGGGGGTAAAATGCCTTTCAGCGTAAGCATGTGAACAGGTCTTGCGGGATCATTGTTAAGATTAAAAGCGCACTGTGCACCCCAAGCTGCCGCCCACTCCTCTGGATTTGAGGGGGAATCATAAGCTCCAATAATTGTCTGATGCGGGCTATTTCTTGTAAGCCCAAGAGCTGCACAACTTGCATAAGCGCCTCTTGTTGCAGTATAATCAAAACCCTGCATATCAACCATCGGCCCGAATCGTGTTGTCAACTCATTCTCTATTGCTGTCAAATTAGCTGCATCAATATAAGGGTGTATAATATGATTATACTGCACCCCGTCTATTACTGCCCATACGTCTGCCATTGTAGGATTATTAGCTCCATTGCCAAGAGCCGATAAAACATAAGTTACGCCTGTCGGCAATATCTGCCCATCATAATAATTTAAGCGGACATCAAAATAATTACCGACCTCGCCACTGCCTTTTGCTAAGAGAAACATTCTGGACTGTGTTGCTGTAAAAGATGCTGTCATACAAAGATTTGTATTTGCATTTATATCCGATTTAACCGCGCTGCAAATATCAGTGGCAGACCATCCGCTTGTGATTGGCGTTTGAACTTGCACGCCGCCTATAAGCAAATATATTGTGCCATTTGCCGTTGCAGAACCTGCAAAACTTAACACGCCTGATGCCTTTACCCCTGCTGCATTTTCTGATAATGCAATCGCCCATGTTTCAGTATTAGGATTGTTTAACTTGAATTTTCTGCACATTCTATCAAGTATTGTGCCTGCGCCAAAAAATCCCGCAGCGGCATTATCATCTGTAATTAATTTTAATGCAAGAGTTGATGCAGAGCCTGCTGCTTCTTTTTGCCCGATAATAAGCACTTTATGAGGGTTCTGCAATAAACCCTTGAGCGCCCTTGCATTGCTGATTTCAGTATATACTCCGGGCGTTCTTAAAGTTGTGGGAATGTTATTAAAAGTTATCATGCTCTTTTACCTCCTTTAAATTTTATTTCTTCTTTTATAATTTCTTCTTTTTCTTGAATCTTTACAGGGTTTAAGCTGTAAACTATTACAGAACAATCTGCAATACGCCTGCGCCAATATGTTCCATCTGTGCTGTCTAAGTCTATTTCAATTCCATCCTTTGATAGCGGAGTCATAGTTATTGGATGCCTAACTAATGCTCCTTCAATCGGTTTGATAAAAACTTTTGTCATATTAACCTCCTATTTATCTTCGGCCTCTGTTTCTAAAGTATCATATCCTTTGCCAAAACCACTGCCAAATGGATATTCAAAATTAATTATATCTTCAATATTCGGTGTTACTAAGTTCTGCGGCAATTGCGGCGGCGGGCCCGTCATTGGCAATATTGCTTTTTCTGTATCACCAGTAAGCCATTCTGTATATATTTTTAAGAAATCATCCGTAAATGTAAGCGTACTGTCAATTCCCATGTCGCTTGTTATATACATTTCGCTTTGAAATTCAAATTGATACCACAAATAATCGGGTCTTATATCAAGTAATCTGCCGCCTTTATAATATATCGGCACATCTGACCAAGTCGGCACCCAGCCAAGTAGAGCTATAAATAATTGAGCTCTTGTATCATGCAATAAATCATAAGCGGCAAGGCCAAGTTTTTCTATCACACTCGCATCATTTTTAATGGCGCATACAATGCCAAATCTTTCACTCACTCTTTGATTAATTGATGTATCATATCTATTATCGCCTTGATCTGATTCTGCAAGAGGTATCACAAACGCGGTATCTTCCTTAACTGTATATTCCTGCACAGCGGCAAATTCCACAGCTCCTGCAACCTTATTGCCGAATCTTGTATTTGCCGCTCTGATTTTTAACGCTATCTCGCCGAGTTTCAAATCTGTATCTCCGCTAAAATCTCATCCATTAATCTATTAACCGCTTTTTCAATCTTAGGTTTTTGATTATCATAAACTGGTTTAACCCAAGGCCTTGCTTTCATGCGAGCTGTCCCTTTTTCTAAAAATTTAGGATATGCAGGATAAGTAATAATACTGCCGACTTCAACCTCATAAAATCTTGCATCCATAATAATAGACCTAACCAAATCCCCTGAATCTACTGCGGGAAAATTTCCCGGTGATGATGCAATATGAAATATTTTCTTCTTTCCTTGCTTTCTTCTGAAATAAGAATTGCCTGTTTGTGGAGTAGTTTCCATTCCACTAATCATATCATTGCGGATGTTAGCGGCTGAGACAACAAGCAAGTCCATCATGCGCCTTTTAGATTTAGAGCTTAATTTTTCTAATTTCTGGCCGACTTCTTTGAAAGTAATCGTCCTACCCATATAATCTTTAAGCTCTGCATGTATTGGAGATATATCCGCCATTTTACTTAATAACTCCTGTCAAGGTATCAAGCATACCCATTTCTTTTGCTAAAAATTGAATCTGTTCATCATCTTCATTAACATTCATGGCAGTTAAAATTTTAAATAATCTGCCAGTAGTTGGAATATTCGTTTTTAATAAAAAAACATAATAATCAGCCCTAATAATCCCCTCTCCGTATATATCAATATTCCCTGCAACATTACGTCGTACTGTAAACTTATGAGTCGGCGCATCTTCTATTTGCACATTTCTTATATAAGCCGCCGCTGATACCGATATAGGCTCTATTCCAGCCCAAACAATTCCAAGAGCATTATATGTTTGCTTAAATCCACCAGTTGAACTTGCCTCTTGTTCTTGTTTCATAATTTGTATACGCTTATTAAGTTTTGCAGAGAGCCATGTCATATTCTTATAATTTTATAAGGGTCAAAAGCTATTTTCACATCTGGCGGAGGTTCTGTTGTAATGCCTGTCCTTTGTGAAAACATTACATTCGCCCACAACATAATGCCGAGCTTAATTGCCATTGGTACTGCCTGTCTTTGTGTTTCAACTGAATCGCCTATATTTCCGTAGCCTGCAACATATTCTATTTCAAAACCGCCTCTATATCTTTCAATATTAATTGGAGGCGTGCTGCCTTTTCGTATCATAAATTTAGCATCATCTCCAGTATGCCAATAGTAATCTGTTAATGGCCAAGTCTGAACTGTTGAATCATCCTCATATAATGTTCTTACCTCTGTAATATTAACCAGAGGCGGCCTTGCAAGAGGCACAGGCATTGCTGATGATGCAAGATAAGTGGGGACAAGGGCAATACTGCCGGGAAAAAAATCCATCTTCATAACAATGGTCTGCTGCATTATTGCCCTACCCATATACTCCTCTGCCGCCTGTGTTGCCCCTTTAATAAACATTTCAATGAGTGAATCCTCATCAATATTATCAAGTCGCCCAAATAATTTTACCTCTTCAAGCGTAACAGGAGCGGCAGATGCAGGAGTCTTGACTTTAAAAGTATAATCCCATTTTAATGGCTGTGGATTAATCAATCTATCATTAAAATTAGGGTCTGGATATTGGAAATTTTCCCGCATTAAGCAACCTTTCTCGGCCTTCCACGCTTTGCCTTAGTTTCAGTTATCAAGGTTTCCTTTACAACTGCTTTATTTTCATACTCAGGCGATAACATCTTGCCCTCAATAGAGGCATATCCTAATTTAATAAAAGTTTTCGCAAGGGCTATTTCCCTCTCTGTTTGCATGTTATATTGTTTGCCCTTTTCATAAAATATATGGCGGATTCCATCCGCTGAGCCCGGCGCTGACCTTAGCATTTCAATTTTCATATTTATTGCCTCCTTATTAAGAATTAAGACGATGGTCTTTCTATAACTCCTGTTCTATTTGACGTTCTTACAACCTGCCATTCACCCTGCGTATAGCATCCTAATTCCAAGTAAGCGGAGTTCACAGACCCATTGACAATATTTATCCTTGATAAGTCTGAACCCCTAATACCCGCGATTGATGGACTATTACCCGCAAGAATCTGAAAATCTGATTGTATGGCGCCTAAATTTAATTGCAATACTGCGCCCGGTTCTGCTGACGGCAATTTTATTGAACATGTGCTTACGCCTGCTGCTGCGCTAAATAAAAATAGTCCGTATTTAGGAGTCATAACGCTAACCGCTAAAGTAGCGCTGGCTATTGCATAAGTAGTCCGTGTCAATTGGCCTAATAGCATATTTTTTAATTGTAATCCTGTTATATCTGTCCCATCAGCGGTAGCTTCATCGCCCACATTGAAAAAGCCTCCAATCCTTACAAATAATCTGCTTGCGCCTTGATCTCTACCAACCAAAGCTTGAAATTTATCAAATAATCCCATTGTAATCTCCTTTAAAAAGCGGGGCGGAATAACTCACCGCCCCATTTGAGTTTATAATACCTTAATGCAAATTAAGCATCAAGATTCGGTGTTTGAACCGGCCAATTTTCTGCATGTCCGAGCAATGCTGTTATATGTATAACACCTGATGTAGCTGCAGCCATTGCGCCTGTTGTTGAAATCAAAACCCTGACATATTGCTTGTTGCCTCTATAACCGAGAGGCACGACAGTCCCACTCATTGTGCTTGCGTTTATAATAAATATACCGCTTGTCATAGCCAATGAATTTATTCTGATAGCATCTATGCTGGCGCAATCTGCATAATCAGAAGGCCCAAGCCCAAGAGCCGAGGCATCTGTATGCTGCATACGCACATACCAATATGATGTTGCGGGAACTACTGCTGTTGACATCGCTCTAATATTGATATGGAATGTCAGACTATCGTATCCCTGCCTATTAATGTCTGCGCCTGTGTTAGAGGCTGCGAGCAATCCATTTGCCGCTCCATTGCAAGCAGGCAAATGGCTAAAATAACTGAAAGTTTCTCTTATATTCATTTGTAAATCCTCCTTTATTTTAAATTATGCACTTATAACTAATAGCTTTATTGCCTGAAAATTCACTATATCGCCACCGACCCTACGCCTCGTGTAAAATTCCACGAAAGGCTTTTGTGTATATGGATCCCTCTGTATAGTAATTCCCTGCCTATCAACAATCTGATATGCCTCTCTCCAGTCAGCAAGAGCCAATGCTAATGCGCCTGCCGCTATTGTCGGCATAGAAGTTGACATTCTAAATGGCAATCCTAAAAGGGTTGATGGCTGACCTTCTGTTAATCCCGGTCTCCAGATATATTGACCATCGCCGTCTTTTAATTTCATTATTTCTGCAACTGTAAGCCTATTAGCAAGCCAAGTGCCTCTGGCGAGCAAATCTTCAACCAGAGAATATTTTAATGTAATTAAAGCATCAGTCGTTATTGCTGCTGCGGCGCCTGATACTCTCTGTTCAATCTGTCCGAGATTAACCCCGCCATCTCCTTTTGTGCCTGAATAATCAGCATAAGTCAAAAAGCCCCTTGGCTTATTAACTCCATTGCCGCTCACAAAAGCAGCCGCCTCTGATCTGCCGAATTTGTCAGAGACTTTTTTTGCAATCCAGTCCTCTATATTTATTGAGGCATCATCAATTTGAGATTGTGTTGCAAATGGTCTTGCGCTCTGAATATGCACAGGAATCCTTTTTTTACTCCATTGCGATGTTGCTTTAACACTTGTTGCAACTGTTTCACCTTCCCAATCAACGCTAAATTGTCCAAGGTCCTCCAACATTTCCAATGCATCTGTGCCAATTGCCTCTACTGATGCAAGCTGTCTAATAGGGTCAATTTCCCAAATACGCTCTACGATTCTATTGCTCATTGCAGGCGTTACAAGTATGCCGCCATCAGGATCGCTGCCTACCGTAAGATATTTATACGATTCAGGCGCATAAACAGGAATTGTTTTTTCATCTATCCTGAGATAAAGATTAAATGCCTTTTGATATTCTTTATATTCCGCAATGTTAACATCTGAATCATTAATGCCTGTTTTTGGCAGCTTTTTACTGGATATTAATTGATGTATGCGGAATTGTTTTGCCTCTTGAAATAATTTTGATTCAGCGCCGCCGTCAAATCCACCGGAGGTTGCCATTCTTTTTGCAAGCAATTCTATATTATCCATGCGCTCTGTTTGAGTTTTTTCAAGATTCTCCTGCCTTGTTACAATATCCTCAGTCAACTTGGATATTTCAGCTTTTTTGACTACATCCTGAGAGCCTGTATCTACGGCATCTTTGAGCTTTTTATAATTGCTTTGCATTTCTGTAATCTGTGCTTTTGTATTCTCGCCGAGTCTTTTTATTTCTTTCAAGACTTCGGCATGAACTTCGGGTTCTTTTGTCTGAAAAGAAGTTTCGCCTTCTTCTTTTGTTTCTATAATCGGCTTTCCATAAGAAATATTTATTTTACCTGTTTTATTCATTCTAATTGCCTCCTTGTTTAAAAATTCATCCTAATTGCATTTTGAATCTCTCCAATAGAGAGTTCCGTATTAATCCTTCGCAGCTCTGTTAGTATTGTGTTCATACCTCTATTATTGCTTTCAGATTTGTTTGCATCCCGCAAACCTTGTCTTGTCAATGCAATAATATATTTTGATGCTTCTCTTGATAGACCTGCTTCCCGCAGGGCGTTTTCAAGTTCCCGCTCCGTCTTTGCTGCAAGAATATCTTTAACGCTTGTAACCGATGCGCGGGTATTAGCTGGGAAAGTGCAAAGTGAAATTTCCCATAAATCTACTTCTTTTAATGTCCTGATTTTCTTTTTATCATCTATTTCATAATTTACTGTATTAAATCCGATAGACATTCCTTTAATTCCGCCAAGCCTCATAACTTTTAAAACTGGTATGCCGCCGGGGGAAGATGAAGGCTCTATTAAGCCTTCTACATATAATCCTTTTTCATCTTCTTTAATTAGCGACCATGCTCCGATAGGATACCTTGAATCATGCGACCATAATAACGCAATGCCTGTGCCATTCCTGCCTTGATTTTTTACAGTTTTTCTAAATGCTCCCGGAGCGACAATATCACCCACACTATCAGGCGGGCCGTTAAAGGTTGATGCATAACCTTTAAACATTCCTTCTGCTGTTATATCATCTTTTTTAATTTCAATTGCAAAATCAAGCGTTTCATCTATTTTTATCGCCATAAGACCTCCAAAATAAAAAAGCCATTCTATCTTTAAGATAAAATGGCCTTTGCCCTTACTATTTTAAGGGGTAGACAATTACTTTATTTCTGTTTTTAATATCTCATGTAATTTCTTTTTCAATCCCTCTAATAATTTTAAAGCATCAATTATTATTTTCTTATCAACTTCGTTCATATAAAATACCTTTGCAATTCTTTATTTACATATCTGGCTACGCATCTACAGTTAACAATATTGCCTGCGCTACCCTTTGGGTCTCCGGGCATCATAAGTTTTTCACCGCCCACATCAAAATAATCCGTTTGAGCCCTCCGTTGACCATTAACTTTTTTATGGTCAATCCTTGTTCGTTCATCAATTTTTGCCGTCCAGATTTTATCAAATTTAACTCTCGTTGATTTCACTGATTCATCTATAGCCTGCACTGATGCGGCATGAACCTCTGTTCTTGCAATACGCATAGCTCTACTTTTATTGATTCCCCTTGCCTGCTTTATTATATTCTCAGCGATTACATCATAAGAACCACCTTCATTTGCTGTATCTTGTATAACTTTCCTAATTAATTTTTTTGTAGTTTTATTTATATCATTAACCTTTTTAGTTGCAAGATTTAATGTCCAGATATGAAATGCTCTCCAAAACTCCTCTGCCATGCCTTTATATTCAGGAGCTTCAATATTTTTTTTATTTTGCTGCAAAAATTCTCTTTGAATCCATGGAAAAAAGACTGCGCCGATTTTGGTATATTGCTGTGAAATGGCTTTAAGCATATAGCCTCGCATGGAATCAATAGTTGTTTCTACATTCAATATATCACTTCTTGCATGATTTGCAAGGATTTTATATTGTTCATTTAAAATATCCCTTATTTTCTTTCTAAAAGACCTTTCAATCATATATTGTTTTCTTATAATTATCATCTGCATTTTGCCTGCGGCATTTTCTGAAATATTAAATATCATGCCTTATCCTTTTTGGGTTTCTTTTTAGGGTTATTTTCTTCTTCTTCATTTTCAGCGTCAATAATATCTTCCTCATTTCCATATAGCTCCGTTAAGTCGGGCATTTCGTTTGTCAATGGCATCATAGAGGCGTTCTGATATATAGTATCAGCGGGATCGTTTCCATCAGACCCCTCAAGAACATTCTGATATTTCTCATATCCTGTCATGGCTCGTTTTTCATTAATTGTAAGAAAATCGCTTCCCTCCGCCTTTTCAAATTGTTCTTTTCTTCTTGATTCTAAAGCATGAATGCTGTCATAATCAGGTTTAAGCATTATTCTTTCTGATGATTGAAATTGCCAATGCGAAAAACCATTAGCAAATCTCTTCATATAAAAAAATATTGTATTTTCCCAAAAAGCCAATCTTGCTTCCTGATAATTTGAATATGTATTGTCGCCTGGGATGCCTAACAACATTGGCGGCACTCCGAAACCTAAACAAATTCGCCTTGCAAGTTCTCTATTGCCTTCTATAAAATCCATTTCAGCGGGCGTAAAACCATAAGGAGTAACTGTTGCATCACCTTCTAAAATCATATTCTTGGCGACATTTCTTGGGCCGCTATATTTCTCCCGCATTTTCTTTTCTAAACGGTTATACTCAGTATCTCCAAGGGTGTTTTTAAAAGTGAATATCATGCCCGGTCTGCCTGCATTTTGTAGAAGATTTTTATTCCATTCCATAGCTTCATTTGATGTGTCAATTTCCCTCGCCGCAGGCTCTATTACACTCGCTCCATAAAAATCATTTAAAGGATGAAACATTTTCATGTGCCAAATCGGGCTTTTATTTGTTATTGGGTCTATTTGCCATTTAACATTTCTACCGCTTGGTCCCTGATATTCATAACCAGTACGCAGGCCAGTTAAAGGATTTACCAATATTGACATTCTATCCGGTCTTATTGACCATAATTCTTTAGCTATACCCTTATTCGGCCCTGATTCTGGAGCGATTGCCTCCATGTAAGCATTACCGGCAATAATTCCAAAAGCAATATGGCTATATATTAATTCGCCCCATGAATATTCAGGATTCGGTTTATACATAATTTCTAAAATCGGATGATCTGTAACTTCCTCTGTGGAACCATCTTTTTTAAATCTCTCTAAATACCAATTTACCGATTCAACTGCTTTTGCAATTTCATCAATGCATCGGAAAGAAATTACATTTGTTAAATATGCTTCTTGCGCAAAGGTATCATAATCTCTTGGCTTCCAAATGGCGCCGGAACCTCCGGGCAATATAACGCTGGTTGTCCTGCTCCATTTTGTTGTTAAATTTTTAAATCCGTTTGCAATCTTAGATAATATATTCAACATCGCTCCTAATCATCAGAGTATTTTTCCTCTACAACAATTTTTGCAATTCCGTTTCGCGGGAATGAATATTCACCTGATGCCGTTTTGAGCAATACTCTTGCCGCATATTCCGCAATAACTGCCGTATCTGCTACCGCCCAGTGATATTCCACGACGCCGTTTAAAATATCAACAATATTCATTGCTGCTGCGCTAATAATTACAGAATTTGTGCTAACATTCTTTAAATAAAATTCTGCTGATAGAACTTCGCTCAAAGAATAGGGGCCGTTATTATCCCGTATCTGCACTCTATAGTATGGCAATCTATCATCTTGCCCTATATAAAATACTTCAATCATATTGCCTCTCTATTAAAAGCAAGTATAAAATCTCACACGCCTGTTAGTGTATGATTTACAAAGACCTTTAAAGTATCTGCTGCTGTTTTATCAAAGGCTGCTGCAAACTTGGCTCTATTTAAAATATTTGTCGGAGCGGTTTTACTATCAGCAAGCACAAGCTCTATAATACCTACCTGACTTACATCTGTTGTTGCATAAGTTATCCGCCATGTATTAACTGTGCTGCCTCTACCAGTATTATCTGTATCTGCATCACTTGTCATAGGATAGCCAGTGTCTATTGATAATCCGCAACTTGTAAATGATGTTCCAACATCTGAATCGGTATTGGAAACTGCTGTGCTGTTAATTCCGAGTCTCAATGCTATTACTTGAAAATTAGATGCTTCATTTGCCGCTCTTGTTGCATACCAGCGATTACCGGTCAATGTAACAATATTACTGCCCCAGATATAATTCTTCTTGCCTGTCTTTTCGTTAATAAGCACTGCAAGACAGTTCCCTATTTTACTGTTCTCTTTGAAAAACTGAAAATCTGAATCAATATCCAATATCCTCATTTAAATACCCTCCTTAGAAAATTAATTGTTTTGTAATAAGTATTGCCCTTGATAACTTTCTTTCTACCATTTGCTTTAATTAATACCCCTATTATTTTTTCGTTTGACTTAATCGTCTCTTTAGCCATAGAATATCCTCTTAACATTATCTACTGTAAATATCCTCTTAACATTATCTACTGTAAAAACTATTACTTGTTTGCCTCTTTGATATATGGTCTTAAAGATAGCGCCAATATCTATAATGCGAATAGTTTCATCAACCATTTTAATTAGCCCTGCTCCTAAAACCCCGAGCCAGCTCCTTATCTGTTCCGTGATATTAACTGCTTCATTTATAATCTTAGTAAAGAATTTGTTATTAATAATACTATCACTCACACGCTCTATCTCTGATATAACTTTACGAAAATAAATTTGCCTGCCTATTCCTTCAAGTATGGTTTCAGTCTCATTGATAACTCTACGAAAAGAAATCTGTCTTAAAATACCTTCTGTTATTTGCAAAGTTTCTGAAGCTATTCTAATCATCGCGCCTAAAACGCTTCTTATAACTTGGTCGCTTATTTGTATTGTCTCAGAGACCATCCTTCTAAATAAAACAGCTTTCGATATTGAGTCGGTTATTTGCTGAATCTCAGATATACCTTTTCTGATAGATATATTACGCTGGATTAATTCAGCTATCTGTAAAGTTTCTGAAATAAATTTTCTAATAAGCAGTATCCTTAAAACTGCCTCAGATATTTGCAATGTTTCATTAGCAATCTTTGTTAATAACTTTTGTATATAATTTAAAACAGATTCTGTAATCTGCAAGGTTTCTGAAACCATCCTATTCAAGGATAATTTTTTAAATAACGAATCAAGTATTTGCAGAGTCTCGGAACTATAGCGTCTTAAACTAAAACTACGCAAAGAGCTATCTACAATCTGTATCATCTCGGATACTATACGTCTTAAAGTAACTATACGAAGATTTCCATCTACAATACTTTCAGTTTCGGCTTTATATCTTCTAAGTGTCATGGTTTTATAATTTGAATCAGGTATTTGCAAGGTTTCTGCAATTAACTTAATTAATCCACCCCCGCCGCCTACCTGACTTAAAAAAATATGTGCAACAACAGATGAGTATGTATAAGTTAAAACGCCCATATATAATCTAAAAATAGTAGTAGCAAAAGTCTTCTGTTCCGTTGTATGATTGCTAACCCAATCTGTCGCAGATGTTCTTACCACATCAGTTGCATCTATCCATTGAGAAGTCCCGATTGTGTTATTATCGTAAGTATGTAATAAAGTAGAATCATCTCTCGTCTCTTCTGCAATCTCGCAGCCAAATGTCGGCTGCCCTAAAGCAAGGTCAATCGTATAATCACCAGTAGCAGGCAAATCAACCCTGAAATTAATCGGGCTGCTGTTATTCGCTTTCTGGTTTTGCCCTGCCAGCCTTCTGTCAAGCCCGCTATTTCTATCTCTTACCAAATCTGGTGCAGAACTCCAACCAAAAGTGCATCCATTCCTTGTTGTTGGATATGTATCGCCAAGAACATAAGTCTCGTTTGTCCCGTCTGTTACATACCCTGATGTCTCTCTAAAATTAAATCCCTTATCCCAAGCCATAATAATTTACCATAAAGTATCGTGTGCCAATACTTCCGATGTTAATATTGCATCAGCTCTGTTGTTAATATCCTGCGCTGTTGTTAGTGTTGCTGCTATCGTTGCATCTGCTGAGGCTTTCAGCTCCTGATATAATGCTATTGCCTCTGCCTCCGTAACCCCAAAAACAGCAAGCCCTGCTAATAATTTAGTCCTTTTAGCTGGAGTATCCACTACAGTCCTTAACCACTGCAACCGCCTAAGGTACTCATTGGCATCTTCGTTCATAATTGCAATAATCTCAGATATAGCCTTTCCTGATGTAACAGCATTTTTATATCCCTGAGCATTATCCCTCGCATCTCTCCGCAAACCTTCAATGTTACGCACTACATCGAAAATTAACTGTATCTGTTCAAATGTTGCCATATCCTCTCCTTTTTCAAAGCCAGCCTCAGCCCCCGATGTTTGACAAGGCTGGCTCTGTGTTTGCGTTTACCTCTCCAGCAAAGGGCTGATTAGTCAAAGCCTCTTATGTAAATATCTTTCAATCCCTGCCACAAAGTTAGTCAGATTAACCAGTAACCACTCTATCACTATAAATACTATCCAAACAGGTGCTATTAAGTATTTCATTTATTCCATTCCTGACATATTCCACATATCTTATGAGGATCAACCAAATGTCTCCTCATAAAGCTCGGAGAATATTTCACGCACTCATGGTTTTTCAAATCAACACATTCATTTTTAAATTCATGCACAGGGCAACTATGCTGTGTAAACCTGTGTCTTATCTGCTTATCCACCTTCGGATGTCTGCAATAAGTATGATACTCATCCTCTGGTGCTTCCTTTATACAAGTCAGACAGTTTATTTTCATTTACATACCACTAAACCTAAAGTCATAAGAATCTGATATGGTTACTAAAAAGTTCAGCGTGAAATTTATACGGTCATTAATATCTGCCTGTGTATAAAAAAGACATATCCTGTGCTGTCCTACTGCATAGTAACTATTCTGCAATGTTACCAATTCAGGAGCATCAATCGGAGCAGGAGTATCTGTTAATGCTGAAATATTCACGGTTAAAACAGGAGTAACAATTGAGCAATCTCCGCCATAGGTTGTTATACCTATACCTATAGTCCCTGCACCGCCAACATTACTTAAAATTTCATACTTTATACTTGTAACATTTAACCCCTGCACTGTTATAATAGTATTGTCTGCTGATATAATTTCTGATGTTACATCACCACCTCTAACATAGATGTCAGGCATATCTCTATCTGGCAGAACAATATCTCCTGAACATCCTATCAAAAACAATAAAGCAAATCCTAAAAACCATTTCTTCATTTCACTGCCCTCCTTTTGAATATCACTGGTAATTAACTTTCCCTCACAATCACAGCACTTCACCAAGTGCTTCCCTTTACCTGTATATTGTTTAGGCTTACCGCATTTAGGGCAGAACCTTTGATTCATAATATCTCCCAAATTTTGGGTCAAAATAATAAGTGATGGTAAATGGACACTCCGAACATCCTGTTTCTGAATTTAAATGTTCTGTTATCCGCTCTGGTTGTATAGGCCAAATCCAAATCATTTCTTCTCCAACTTAGCCTTTCTGCGTGCCTTATTCTCAGCAGTCCTTGTCCTCTGCTTAACATACTTGCCTGTAGACTTATTATGTGATTGCTGTCTTCCCTTTTTGCTTCCGCCCATTAGTTCACCACCTATAACTAACCTTCACACCTGCAAATACATTCTGCCTCATATCTGCCTGTCCGAATAACCCTAAGTGAATCTTGCCTATCCTCACTACCTTCCACTCACCGCCTACCTCTATGTTATAGCCAATCCCTTTAGTATCAATTCCATAGCCTGCTTTTAGCCACAGCTCCTTAATGCTCTCAAAGCCGATCAAGGGAAGTCTCTCATGCCTTATATTAATCTTAGTCTCTTTAGTCCCCGTATCCAATATAGCGATTGCAGTAGTTTTGCCCTCATAAGGCGGAATCTCTGCAACTGCAAGTATCTGTTTTTTCTCATCGGCCATAACCTCATCAGGTAAATCTATTTCTTTTTCTGCTGATTTTTTCTCAATGACGACGACCTTTTCAACAACGACTTCCACTCTCTTAATTTTCGTGATAACTTTAGGAGCTTTTGCATCTCTCCATTTTTCAACGATAACTTCATTTGGATTATACCAATTATATGCCCCTGAGAAGCCTGCTATTAAGCAGACAATCACAAAGGCATAGAATATGTAGTCTCTTAGTTTCATCGCCCGCCCAGCTTATTAGCGCCATATAATATGCTTACCATGCCTGCAAGATTAAATGGTATGTCAGGCAATGTCTGCTTTGTGTATACAACATAACCTGCAAATACCAAGTAGAAAGCAATTATCACAAAAATCAAAACCCTGCTGCTTGATAGCTTCCCTGATTGCTCGGATACTAAGTCTGATAATTTCATAGCTCCCCCTATTTACAGGTATACAGAAAAGTCATGCTTTTCTATAAACCCCATTCTCATAAATCAATGCCTGTTGATTCTCTTTATTCAATCTCGGCAGACTTATATGTATCCAATCCTTGCCGTTTTTAGATTCCCTGATACATTGGCCGAATATAATATGAGAGATAATCCAATTAAAGAGCTTATCAATATCATATCTTTGTGGCACAGTGTCAGCGGCCTCACCAGCAGGATGTTGACTTGTAACACTACCCCCTACCGCCCCGTTTACTTCCTTGCTCCTGAATCCGCTTGTAACTAATATCGTCCCTGCATAATCTCTAATGGGCTGCAAGATAAATTGACAGAGATAAAACAGCTTCTCCATCTGATACTGATTCGGTTCGTTAGATAAACCTGTATCAGTTACAGTCAGTTCCTTTAATGTGAAGTTAGCGCTTAAATTCACATCGCCCCTCCTGAGCCTATCAACTTTCTAATCAAAGACTTTAAGGTGCTCAACGCCTCTTTGACGAGATTAGATGTATACACACCCAAGATAAACGCCCCTATTGTTACCAAAAGCCAAATCGTGTTTGTTGCAATAAAAGCTACCATGTTATGCCTCCTTTTTCACATAAGTCCCGTTATTCTGAAAAATCCAACCCCTTAGATACTGTTTAAGCCGCCTATTTTCCTCTTTCCGCCTTTTCTGATAATCTTCAAAAGACTCATTCTCTAATCTTTTCATCACGCTTCCTTTTTAATTGTGTCGCACTTCAAATAAATCCTCACTGAATATCCTGAATCCTCTGTGTCGTATCTTATGCCGTAACAATTATCTATTCTTCTTACGCCATTAGCCAAAAGCTCAATCAGTCTCTTTTTCTCATGGTCATAGAGCTTATCCCAAACAGCGGTCTCTACAATAGCCTTTGGAACAGCAACCTCCGCAACAACCTTTGGCGGTGCAAACTCCGCTAATACCACAAACGGAAAGGCTATCATCAGGGCAAATGCTATGATTATGAGAAGTGCTTTCAATGAGCTTTGTCTCCCATAAAGGGTTTATAAATATCCTGATATATCTTGTCCACCTTCCTCTCAAGCATATCAAGCCTCCAACTAATCACATTAAGGGTAGTGTAGCTTGCAATAGCCCCGACGATGGCAGCTATCACAATCGCCTCTATAATTCTCGTTGTGTTTACTCTCGGCTTGCCGTCTATCATCAGGAAAAACGGTATATTGCCTAATAACCCATGAAACCAATTATGAAACCAGTCCACAAATCACCTCAATGTATTTTCTTCTACCTGCCGCTCAAAATCACTTTCGTAAATCTCACGCACTCTCGGATATACGCCAAGAGCAATTTCTTCATAGGCGCCGCTTGTCGCATCCTCAATATCATCATGTTCGCCGTCGGGGAATAATTCCATTTCATCAAAGAAATCCTGATTCCATTGACCTGCTACGACATAAATATTTCCTGCATCAACCTGATTTGCAAAAGGAGTGAATCGCTGTAATTTATTTTGCTGTGCAGGCTTGCCCTTGAAATCCCAGCCTGCAAATATCTTACGCATATAATAATCTATAACTGTTTTGCCTGAGCTGCCGCCTTCTTGTTCCATGCGGATTGAGGTTGATTTACCATCAGCTTTAGCAGTATTTATAATTGTTGCCTCTGTATCCCCCGGATTGCGGCGGAACCTAACCATGTTTTCTACTGTAATGTATCCTGTAATGGTGCGGCTCATTTTAATTCCTACAGTCCAGTCAGGGTCTTTATTGCTATCTGATACTGCCGTTGCGGCCATATCCCAAAATCGGACAACCTTAACAGGGTTTTGTGGAGGCTGCGGAATAATAATAAATTTAGAGCGGTCAATCATGTTGCCTTTGGCGCATACATCCCAGTCGCCGTCTTCCAATTGTTTGCGTGTGATAGGATCAAGCTCTATCATAGATTTTTTATAATCTTCAATATTCAAAAAAGGATTCTCTGTTAATTTGGCAGGAATAAATACTACATCTGGAGCTTTAGTCTTTGGGTCTATAAATCGGTTTTTTACCCACGCGCCTTTTTTAATCTGGTCCCTATGTGGCGGATTACTGCCACATCTGCGACGGAGAGGTATTGCATTATATTGACTAAGATAAAATTGTATGGTTTCTTCTGTGATTTTAGGAAATAAGACCTTTAGCAATTCAATATAGCCCTGTGGGGATAGTTTTCTTAATCTTGAAAAGAGATATTGTGCCTGATGTTCTCTAATGCCGACTACTTCATCAATCCCAATATATTGATATGCAGGTCCCTGATAATTGAAATGGTCTCTTGGGCCGTCCATGTAACCAAAGCCAAGTGTTGCGCCTGATGGAAATATATATTGTTTCGCATCTCCATTCCATTTCGCATCTGTATTGCTAAGCCATTCATGTGTCCTATCAAGCAGTCCCTCTGGCTTTATCATATTTGAATTTGTATCTCTGATAAGTATAGCATTATAGCCGGGAATGTCTACATATTGTAGGGCAGCCATTAGAAGCGAATCGCTCTTACCGCCCCCTGCTGCCCCGCCATAAAGGGCATCTCTGCATTGCAGCCAAAGAAATGCCTGCTGCTTGGGTGTGGGAATATGAGGAATATATTTAGTGAGTCGTGGCATCATCAGTCTTGATAGCGTCAAAGGCTCCTGCTTCTTGGAGGATTTTTTTGACTTCTGATGCTCTTTTTGGGTCTGCAACAATATTGAAATCCTCCACTTTATTAGCTGAATGAACATGAGTTATAGGATTTTTTACATCGCCTTGTATAATTGTTCTACTGAGATGTTTCCACCTCTCAGGCTGTCTATTGACGAGCCAGAAAATGCAGGCTGTAGTATCTGGCGCCATACGCTTCTTTGTTACACTTACTTCTTCTGTTACTTCCCCTGATTTCAATTTTACTTGTTTGCGTGTTTTTTCTTCGTATTCATAGCCCTCTGCACGGAGTCTAAGGCTTTTTTCTATTACACGGGCATCATAATCGTCTCTGCCTTTTTTAATATAAGCCGAAAACTCCTGTTCTTGGGAAATCCATTTTTTAAGAGTAGTAGAAAGTGGGACTTTAAAATATTCAGCAAGCTGTTCGTTAGTTGCTCTAAACATGCGGCAAAGATGTTCTGCTATTTCGGCGTATTCGGGTTTATAGAAATGAAGCATGGGGCGGCCTACTTTCTTTTTTAATTTATTTTTTATTTCTTCCATGTGAGGCCTCTTTGTGAAATAAAAAAAGCGAATCAAGCATTATAATGCCTCATTCGCTTTTATCCCCATATTTGGGTTTTAAGCATTTTAATTTAATATATCAAATATATTTTAAATGTCAAGGAGAAATTTCTGCAAATCCTGCTTGATATAATATTGTTTATTGTATCTTTTCAATATTTCCACAGCTTCGTTTGTAAACTTTTGCCAATCTATTTTAGCTGCGTCTTTTGAATGATTCCATTTGCCAACCTTAAATACATCAATGTATTTATGAGTATGTTCTATTATTTGCAGAGTTTGTTCGGGGATGATGACTGGTTCAAGGCTTGCCCATGTCTTAATACCAAGCTGATGTGCTTTTTTGAGGGATTCAAATCTCTCTATAGGCAATGCTGCCATTGGCTCATATAAGAGTGAATCCTTGTCTTCTGTAAATGTCAAGGTTGCGCCATACCAACTCAATCCTTTGTTTGCAGATAATAAATCAAAGTCCCTTTCACTTCTCTTGCCGCCCTTTGTTAATATCCTTACTGTGATATTATTATTGTGCAATATGTTTATTGTATCCCTTGTCAATCTTGCCTGAGCATCTAATTGATGATAAGGATCGCAGGTAAAGCAGAGTTGGACTTCCTTGCCTGAATTGGCATAGGCAGGCGCCTCTTTTTCTATTTGCTTTAATATTCCCTGTCTTATACTCGCATTTTTGAAATTATCTCTTGATAAATATAATATGTTTGGAGCATAGCAATAACTGCAGCCATGTTCGCAACCTCTGTAAAGATTAATAGCCAGTTCGCAATACTCACGGGCCTTGCCCTTTGGTTCATAAATTATTGCCATATTCCATTCTCCTTTTTAATGCAGGGATAATATCTGAGAGCCTTAATATTTTTTTAAAGATTTCAGGCTTGAGCTCCATTTAACTGCCTTTCTATTTTTTATAATCTCATTCTTGCCTGTATAATCAACCCATCGCTGCACTATAACATCGCAGTAATGCGTGTCCAATTCCATGCCGTAACAGATGCGATTAATCTTTTCGCAGGCTATGAGGGTGGAGCCGGAGCCGAGGAAGGAATCAAGACATATTTCATTTTGGCGCGTAGAATTTTGTAGGGCGTTAACTATTAAGGCTATTGGTTTCATGGTTGGATGTAAATCGGATTTATGAGGTTTAGGAATTTCCCAAATGCTTTTTAAAAATTGTCCTTTTCCATACCAATTATGTTTTTTCTTCCAACCAAATAAAATGGGCTCATGTTGACAATCATAATCTAATCTACCCATTGAAAAAACTGGTGAATTTTTAACCCAAATTAATTCATGTTTTATTTGCCAAGAAACGTTCATCATCATCATCATCATCATCATCATTTGGTCGCCGCCTTGACACATTGTCATATAAAAAGAACAATCATCTTTTGCAAATTGATATAAATTATTAAATGTCGGTTTCCATATTCGCTCCGCACATTTTTGTGTTGTTAAATTATCACCAATAATAGGTCTGGCAATAAGTCTAAACTTATTGCCAGATTGCTTATTGAGTGTCTCTTGGTCTGCTCCATAATTAACGGCATACGGCGGATCAGTAAAAACCATATCTGCCTTCTTGCCATCCATTAATTTCTCTATATCTTCTTTCTTTGTGCTATCGCCGCACATAACCCGATGCCTACCTCCGAGAATATAAATATCTCCTATTTTCGTTTGTGCCTTTTCAGGCGCATCAGGCACGGCATCATCATCCGTCAAGCCTTCTTTTCCAAAATATCCCGCTCCAAATTTCTCCATGTCTATATCAGGTAATTCAAAATCCTTTAAGTCCTCAAACTTTAAATCCATCTCATTCATAAATTCATAAAGGCCATCATCAGTAATAATCTGATATTTAGAATTAATAGCAAGTAGTATCTCCGCAGCTTCTTTTTTTGTCTTTGCGTTTATGTCTACAATAGGCAGGTCTTTAATTTTGTAGCCTTCCTGTAAAAGTTTCTCTAAGACCAACAACCTGCCGTGGCCATCAAGTATGTAATTCTTATTCCAAATAAAAATTGGCGCTATCCAGCCGTGTTTTATTATGCTCTGCCTTAACTTTTCAGCAGACTCCTTTGACATTTCTTTTAGATTACCCTGAAAGGTCTTGAGTTTTGAATAGGGTAAATAATGATTGCCCTTACATTTTATTAAAATTTCCTTCACGTTTTCAATCACAAGTTCTTCCATAATATCCTCCGATTACCCTTTCAGGACTGTAATTTTTACCATAAATAGCTTCAAATTCAGACTTCCACTCAGCGCTCATAAATTTAATCTCGCCATTGCAAGCCTTGCGAATGAGCGCAACGGATTTTTTCACATAATCGTCTACAAAGCCATTAAGTGGTTTGTGAAATAATAATTTAGTGGCTTCTCGCTCAGCCTGTGTATTTTCTGCCCGCTGTGATTCTATCTGCTGTCGCCAAACATCATCGGCGAGATTTAAAATTTCAGGCAATGTCGGAAAAAATGATTTACCGAGATGAATATATTTATCTGCCGCCTGCTTTAAAATTCCAATTGGAAATGCCCGCAAATTATGAAACCAAGTATTTACAGTCATTTTAAAATTTGTGTCATCAGTCCAAGCCTTTTGCAGCGGATACGACGATTGGAGATATGTCAATAGCTCCATCACATCCTTTTTTTGTGTTTGCATTTTCTTTTTCCCTTTCACGATTAATCGCATCAAGTGCAATATTAATTGGAGTTTTAGATTTTAAGACTTTACCTGTCATGGGTCTTTCCTCACGGTTCAGCCAGTTTAGCAACCGCGCCCTCGTAGGTTTTTTGCCTTTAAGCTCACACCACGCCAATAATTTACCATGCACCTTCTCAATATCTAATCCTTCATAGGCTTTATTCGCTTTCAAACTTTCGAGCCATTCTTCATCAGATAAGATAGGTTTTTTAGAAGCTGTTTTGCCTTCTTCTCTCTTCTTCTTTTTATTATTATCATTATTTACATTATTGTATGTGTCCTTTGCCTGTCCTTTGCCTGTCCTTTGCCTGTCCTTTGCCTGTCCTTTTACCTGTCCTTTATAATTATCAGAATTCTGATAATCTTCATAATTACGAATAGTTATAATGGAATAATGGCTGTCCTTTTGGATGTCCAGATTTTGCCACTTTTGAAATTGCTCCAAGATATTTCTCACAGAAGACGAAAAAAGTCCCAATTCTCTACTTGCGGAATTCCTGCCAAAAATAAATTGACCTCGCTGTAAAGTAACAACAGTTTTTCCTTTTCCTGTAGCTATGGATATATGTTGGGTAGTATGGCAGGCTTTCAGCAGACACCAAAGCCAGACTTTAAGATAGTTTGGTTTTTGAAATTCTTTAGATTTTAAAAGTGAGCGGCTTAAAAAAATAAAGCCAGATGTGAAATTATCAGAATCCAAATATTCCTCCAGTCTCTCATATTCTCCAGCCTGAAAAGGAAGTGTAGAGGGCAACCCGACTGGAGTAAGGCTGTCTCTATGGTCATGAATCATAGATAAGCCCCCTATTCCTTCCACTGATTTTAGCATATTATTTTTAATTGTCAAGTCTTTTTGCCTCTCCTTCCGTCCTCCTCGTAAACCACCTTCTAAGCGCATAGCTCCTTACTATGGATACCCCTGTAAACCACAGCCCTATTTGTAAGTTACTTGATAGGCTTGTATGAATATCAAAGATAGGGAATATTATAATCTGGCTCATAACAGCCACGCCGTAGCCCACGGATACATTTGTTATACTTTCAAGTAAGCTGTGTTTTTTGGACTGCATTAGATTAACACCTTCTGGATTTCTGTTAACCTTCTTTGCTGTATATCACTATAACCCAAATCAATGCCATAAGCCTTCCTATTAAGCTCATCTGCAACCCTTAGTGTTGTGCCGCTTCCTGCAAATGGGTCCAGCACAGCGTCCCCTGCCTTTGTTGAGCATAGGATTAATCGCTTACATAATGCCTCCGGCCACATTGCGTAGTGCTTTTCAGGTGAAGGCTGTGTGGGAATCTGGAAGACATCGCCGGGGTTCTTGCCTCTTAATTCTCCTGATAAAACTTTTTTTGCATAGTTAATATGTTTTTCACTATTATAGTTTTCATTATAGACTTTGTTATCGCTTTCAAAGCCTCTACCAGCACGCTCTATAGTGGTTTGTTGATATGCTTCTTTTACCCCATCTAAATCAAAATAATACTTAGGGCTTTTCACAGCAAAGATAATAGTCTCCCATTTTTTGGAAAATCTATCAGTTGCGCTTTCTGGCATGGCGTTCGGTTTAAACCAAACAATATGATTCCGTATTATCCAGCCTTCATCTGCCATCATAACCATTAGGCGTTCAGGGATTAAGAGCTTAGATTTAGGCTTTCCTTGACTATGAGTTTTTAAATAGTTTTTACTTGCCCTAACTTCATTTTTATGTGGATAGTAGCTGCCACTACCACCACCATAACTGTCCGCTATATTTATAAATAATATTCCGTCATCCCTTAGCGCCCGCCATGCCTCTTTGAGCCATAACATGGTATGTTCAAGGTAAAGTTTATAGGTTGGCTCTAAACCATATTGCCCTTGCCATGCGTTGCAGTGGAGGCAGAATTGTCCCGCTGTTTGTGCAATAGCGCCCGAATCTTTAAGCCATGCTTCTTTGCCGGGATTTGTTTCACCTGCCTTATGTCTATTATTCAATTTAATCTCATTTCCCCATTCATGCCCACAATCCTTATCCCCGCCAATAATCACATCGGGAATATCATATTTTCTTAAGGAATAGTAAGGCGGCGAAGTCAGTATACATTGTATGCTGTTATCTTCTATTTGCCATTTATCAAATACTGATTGATGAAATATCTGCATAGATTATTTATTCCCTTCCCTCTCCTTCATCTCCAAATTCCCGCCACCACCTCGATAGCCGCCCCAATCGGCAGGTCAGCAACGTCAAATCCCGGCGGAAGCTCGTTAATTATTGCCAGATCGCCACCCCTCGATGCCTCACAGATTACCCTTTTTTCTTCATCCAATAACCGGTCCATGATAACATCAAAATCTTTACCGTGCTTCCCCGGTTCTATGTAAATCTGCTTCGGGCATTTTAGATACCTCTCAGGTAAATCTGCCTTTCTCAAATCAAGTATGAATTTTTTCATCTTCCTTAACCTCCATGATAACAACTTTAAAGCGCTTGCCTGCAAACATCGCCATTTTAATCAATTCTGAAATTTCAGAACGCGGCACGGTTAATGTGATTTCTGCCTCAAGCTCGTCATCAATCTTAATGCACTTACCGCTTGTTTTAAGAGTAGCCATAAATTGTACCATTATTTCCTTACCCCTCCCATGCTCTTTTCTTCAAAAACTGCTATCCCCGGTATCTTTGTGTTGCCTTTCTTTACCCTGACAATGCCATTAATTGTAACATCATCTATCTTGAGATATTCACGTGGGATAAGTTTTTCGTCTATAACTTTCCATGTCCAATTGGTCCTGATTCCTAAGCCTGCTACCTTCGGCTGCGTCTTTTCAATAATCGGCGGAGGCACATAAACAGGTTCAGAAATAACCACTTTTGCCTCCTCTTTATAGCCTTCCTTCTCAAGCTCAATAGCGGCGGCCAGTCTTTCTTCTTCCTCCCGCTTTATGGCTTCCTGCCTGAGCCGGTCTTCTTCTGCTTTGCGCTTCCTTTCCTCTACTACATACCAATCTGTCATCTGTTTGTTAAGATGCTGTGAGATCGGTTTAAGTTTGTTAAGCTCCTCATTCTCCCATGCACAGATACCTTTCCACGCAGCATGAGCTTTTGATTTAGGGTCTTCAAATAAACCTTTTATATATTTTTCCTTTGATTTAAGTGCAGTTAATAATTCTCCCGCCTGTGCATAAGTATCAACATCTACCACCTTTAGCATCATAGCTGATTCACTTAACGACGCTATGTTCTGTTTTATCTGTGCTTCAAGTTCTAATGTTTTTTCCATTTTTTAATCTCCTTTCAGTAAGCCATTTATGGCAGGTTAGAAATGATAAAAATATCTCCCTGTTTTTCCTGTAATCCTTTGAATAATCCTTTGATAATTTGTATCCGCCAGCATTATCAAGATATAGGCAGTGCATTGAGAAGGGCATTATGACATCCCTTTCAATGCCTGAATACTGGACATTCACAATATCGGGCGTGCCTGCGAAGCGATATAAGGGATGATATAATGGTTCTTCAAATGTCCATTCGGCTTTTTTGCAGTTATTGGTTATGCCCTCCCGGATAAGCAGGGCATAACCTGTTAGCTGCAGCTCCTCTGCTGGCTGAGGAGAGCCGCTTTTTATATCCCACAATCCTTTTGGCTGGCCATTCTCTGATATAAACTTCTTGTAACCCTCAAAATATGGCGCAAGCACAGGGTCAAGGCTTTCCTCATCAAGATTTTTCATATTGTAAAGATAAACCATCTTATGGATTAAAGAGCCTCTGTCCCGGATATATTCCGTGTCATTGCCAAAAAAATTATATGGCAAAACAGATGTAACACTTGGAATTTGAACGCCATCGCACAAATAAACGTGATCTGATTCTCTAAATTCAAACTTTGGCATATCACTTTAACTCCTCTGCAGCCCTTGCGCATATATCCTCGTAACAATCTCTTGTGATGTCTTTACTATGCTCAAAGCCAAATTCTCTGTATAGCCAGTCCTTGACTGCTTCATCACTTGCCCCGCCTTTTTTGGCTATGGCATAAAACCTCTTACGCTGTGCATCGGATATGGAGAAAAGGATTTTAGTCTCCGCCTGTGGCTCTGCTGCAGCTGATATGGATTGCGGAGGCTTAATATTATCAGCAGGCATTTTAATCGGCGTATCGGGAAGGTCTTGCTGAATATGATTAATTTCTTCAGGCGAATACATTCCGCCAAAATCTTCAGGGAAAGCTTCCCGCAATGCCTGCACTAGGGCGACCTTCTTTAACATCGTGCGGCCTTTTTCTTGCCACATCCTATTAATTGTCCCATCTTTTTTCCTGCCAACATATTCGGCAAAATCAACTTCACAGGTTATGGGCACTTGATAACTGTCTACATATATTTTAGCCCATGCGATTTGTCCATCTTCATTAATACCTGTCTCATGTCCCTTATATTTTGGATTTTTTACCGCTCTTTTTAAAAAAGTTTCTTTGCCAACAACCATTGTAGCTTTTTCAGTCCCATACTTAATTAGATATGCCTCCCTTAAAAATGGATTGAGGTTTTGGTATTTGCACAAAGCCAAAAACATCATCACCTCTTGCTCAGTTACTTCCCCGCTGCCACTTACCAGATACTTTCTGACAATGGCAGGCGATAATTCTACATCCTGACCTGTTAATGTTTGATACCTAATCAATTCTGTTTTCTCCATTTTACTCCTCCTTTTGGTTTATGGTTCAAAGATTTCGCCAGTTTCTAAAATACACGCATAATTGTTTTTGTCTTCCCTAAATTGCCATTCCAAAGAAATGTTGCCATATACTTCAAGAATGCCTTCCGCCCAGAGCTTATCACCTTCCGCATAGAGCTTACCACCTTCCGCCCAGAGCTTATCACCTTCCGCCCAGAGCTTATCACCTTCCGCATAGAGCTTACCACCTTCCGCATAGAGCTTATCACCTTCCGCATAGAGCTTATCACCTTCCGCCCAGAGCTTATCACCTTCCGCCTTGAGCTTATCACCTTCCGCCTTGAGCTTATCACCTTCCGCCTTGAGCTTATCACCTTCCGCCTTGAGCTTATCACCTTCCGCCCAGAGCTTTAATCTTATTCCCCAAACAAATGATAATGATAATTCTTTTTTCTCCATCTCACTCCTCCTTTTTTTATTCAATATCCTCTATTATCACCCTCTTATTCCCTGTTACCAGTATTTCCTGTCTCTTACCCTCTTTTATTTTGATGATTTGTGCCACTTGAGTGCCTATAATCCTTCCGCCAAGCTGTTTTCTCCCCTTACCCCCGCCTATACCCTTCCGGGCAGGGTTCTTGCCCTCCCTGTAGGCAAATAAGACACAATCGGGATTTGTGCAAAGCGCAGGGGCTTTTTGGTTGCCGCCTTGACAATTTATACAAAATTTGCGTATGGACTGGATAGGGGTCATATCGTTATATATTCCTCAGGTTTCATAAACGCTATCCAGTGTGTTGCGCTTTTCTTCCCTGACTTATGCCCGAAAAGCGGCTTCTCCGGCGTGAGTTTCAAAACCTCCGAAACCGGATGGTCTGACTCTGCCCACTTAAAAATCAGCGTCCCGTGTGGCTTGAGAACGCGGAAACACTCTGCAAACCCCTGCCGCAATTCTTCGCGCCAATCCCCGGTTAGGTGCCCGTATTTCCGCGTCAACAACCCTTTGGCTTCCGTCCGCTCAATGTGCGGAGGGTCAAACACCACAAGCGCAAAAACTTCGTCCGGGTAAGGGAGGGCCGTGAAGTCCGCGATTTCATCCGGGTCAACCACAATCGGACTTCTGCCTTTGGTGCCAGGCGTGTCTATGTCAATCGGCCAAGTCTCGCGGCGCTTGTCCACAAACAGGGCCCGCTCATCTTGCTTGTCGAACCAGAACATACGACTGCCACAGCAAACGTCTAATACGGGCGGAAATTCCTTCAAAGAACGACGAGAATATTCTAGACAATCCTTAGCAACTCTTTCCGGGTCTCTCATGCATTCTCCCAATGAAACCTAACAACTCAATCCACGGGACCGGCTACGCCGGCCCGTGATTTCCATCGTTGAACTCCACAAAAGACATGGTTCGACCTTCATCGGTTCGCATTACTACACGACACCTCTGGCCGCTCTTCCCGAGGTTCCCCCGGTGGCTTTGATTATATTCTGTTTCTGTAATCCGAAGTTCAAGATATTCTGTGCTGCAAGGTGGTCTCTCTGATGAACAGTCCCGCACGTCTCACACGTCCACACACGGTCAGAGAGCGTCAAGCGGGCATTAACCTTGCCACAGGTACACATACGGCTTGAAGGCTCAAAACGGCCTATCTCCAGATAGTTCTTGCCACTGTCTGCAAGTTTGTACTGGAGCATACGGTAAAAGTCTCCAAGTCCTAAATCAGAAATGCTCTGAGCAAGGCAATGGTTCTTTACCATGCCCTTGATATTCAGGTCTTCACACACAACGGTATCAAACCTCTTGACTATCGAGGTTGTCGTCTTATGTAAGAAGTCCTTTCTTTGGTTCGCTACGTGTTCATGCTGCCGTGCAAGCTGAAGAACTGCCTTGCGTCTGTTTGCGCTCCCCTTCACCTTCCGGCTTGCCCGGCGCTGCAATGCCTTCAACCTTCCGAGTGCCTGCTTCAAATGCTTCGGGTTCTCTATCTCCGTTCCGTCTGAAAGAACTGCAAAGGTTTTTATTCCTGTGTCAATTCCGACTGCTGTAGCCTTACGGATCACCTTTTGTTTCTGCTTCTTGTCTTCCGTCTCAACGGCAATACTTACAAAGAACTTGCCCGTTGCCGTCTTCTTGATTACAGCCGTCTTTATAATTCCCTCGAATGTCCGGCTTATCCGTGTTTGTATCCATCCGAGCTTCTGAACAAAGACCCTGTTTTCATCAAACTTAATCTTTGTGTTCTGAGGGAATCCGACAGTATGCCGCTTGTCATGCTTACGCTTGAATTTAGGAAATCCGTGTTTTTCCCGGAAGAAACGGGTAAAGGCTTTTTCCATGTTCACGATGGACTGTTGAAGGCTCTGAGCAACAGAAAGATTCAGCCATTCATACTCCGGCTTTTTCTTCAACTGTGTCAGCTCGGTCATCAGCGTAAAAGCAGACATGGTTTTCTTGTCCTTCTGGTATGCCTCAATGCGCCTTGCAAGTGCCCAGTTATAAACCCACCTGGCATTGCCGAGCATCTGTTCAAGTTGCCCTGCCTGCTTCTGGTTCGGATAAATCCTGTATTCATACCCTCTAACATTCATACACCTACCTTACCATAGTCGAGTTACAGAAAGCAAGAGAAATCTTTAAGACGGGTTTCAACCAGTCCGTCAAGCCGACAAGCGGCTTACGTCCACGTTATAATTTGCGCCCAAAGACTTTGGTTTATTGGCACATCTAATTTAGTCGTTTTTATCATGCGCTCACTTCCTATTCGCTTAATTCAACATCATTTTGTAATTCATTACCCCAAGTATGCCAGTTGTCACGTTTTGGGAATAAAGGCAAATCAGGTCTCGCAAATAATTCTAATTTACTCATTCCTGGGAATGCTTTTTCTATCCATCTGTAAACCTTTTGGGGTTTTTTTGAATGTTTTGTCCTGCGTTCTTCAAAAATAGATTTTTCCGAATACAAGGGGTTCTTTGGATTTCCCTTCTTCCCTATCAATATTATTTCATGGTAAATTCTAAAGAAAAAGCCTAAACCGTTTCCCTTGTCCCAAATTGCAGACGTTCTATATTCATATCCCCATGCTTTCAAAACGTCTAACCCTTCTTGCAATTTAGGAACTGTGGTCCACAAGATTAACCAACTATCCCTTGCCCCAGGAACTTTCATATTTTTAATTTCTTCTATATCCATTGTTTGGTAATATTTTTCTTCTAATCCAAATATTTTTTTTGATTCCCATCTCAATTGTTTTTCATATCTCCAGGGCGGATCAGCATAAATTATTTCGTATTCTCTGCTCATTTATCGTCTCACGTTAGTATGGCGCAAATTATAACAAATCATTCAACCTGAATTAAAACGTCCTGTTTTAATCAGGTTAATTCCAACGTTATAAACCTTTCTCATTCATAATTTGATGGGAGTTGTCATATCCCCGCCTGTATCAAATCATCAAGGCTACGCACTATTATATAAACACCGCCCACTGATTCTATCTGCCGTTGAAATTCCTGCTGATCCGGACTTTGCTTGCCTCTCGGAGTTTTAACTTCCAGAAAAATAGTTTTGCCATTCTTACAGGCAATGATGTCCGCTATACCCCTATGAGCGCCTAAGCCCTGTAAGATAGGGAAAGTAAAATGACCTCTAATAGCAAGGTATCGCCTGACATCACGTTTAATTAGTGTCTCAGGCGTTAGTTTTTTTGGTTCACGCCAAGTTTTTTTTCTCATTCCAACCCCTCAATCTTCTATAATGCTAATAATTGCGATACCCTGTCATCAAGATTACCTTATACTCTCCATCTACAACCTCAATTACAGCCGTGTTTCCCGAATTACCATAGTTGGCAACCCAAACAGGGGTATGCTTGTTCATTACAAATTCACCGCCCTTGTAACCAGTAAATGTTTTTCCAACAGTGCTTCTCAGCATGTTCAGGAAATTGGTTATAGTCATTGGTTCAGACTTTTCAGATTCGAAACCTAAAGCAAGTTCAGCATAACTGCCTCGCCAACTATTAATGCTGTTTGGATACAGATACTCAAAATCAAAAACAACCGTTGGTTCATTCTCATACTTTTCAATCATAGCCTCTTTTTTCTCAATAATATGCTCAAGTTTAAGAATTATTTCTCCAAGCGTAAGTTGGTCAGATTCTGCTAACCTCTTAGCCCTTTCAGCTTTTACCGCATTATCTATAAGCCTTTGTAAGTCCACCTCACACCTCCTGCCATATTAATTTATTACTAAAGCAAGTCCACCAGTGCTCATAGCCGTTATCTATAGCATATAAGAATGCCTCAAGTTGATGGTCTCTATCAGTCCATCTTAACTCAGGCTTACCCATTTCATTAACAATATGCCTGAAGGATTTATACTGCCATTGTAGCCAGCCAAGACTCTTTCCGTTATCTCCCCATACGCCTATATGGCGGCCATTGCTTTCACAGCCTATCACCTCAAGGGCTTTCTCACGCTTGTTTAATTCGTGTCTTAGTGCGTCTATCTCTGATTGAAGATAGAGATTTATCTCTTTGATGTTTTCTTTTCGCTCAAGGTTTCGACCGTGCCAAATCCCAATTTGTAGGCCAATGACAAGTATGAGCAGCATAAGAATGAACTTAAAAGTTACTTCAAGGTTTTTCATTTCAGACCTCCTTAGTTACCTTCTCCCACCATTCATTACTACTAAGCACTTCCCAACATAGTTGACATCCGCCCCAAACAACCTTACTATTAATTTCAAGAGGCCAGTTATCGTCATTCTCTTGATAGCATTTTGGGCAAATCATCTCAACCCTCCTTATCTCCTATACTTACTTTCCTCAAGTTTCAATCCTTGTTTTAATGGAAGTCTCCTTCATACTTTATCAGTTTTATCTCGCACCGCTCACCTCCGTGATAAACTCATCTTATCCCCTGCCTTTTTAGTATCTCGTCGTCATCTTCCATGTCGTCGTTTAATTTTGATGCCGAGTAAATAAAAAGATATGCTGCTACACAGAGTAAACCTAACACTATGCCTACTATCCAATACCACATAGCTTAGTCCTCCTTTTTTAAGATTGCGCAATCATCGCAATATTCCGCATCTTTATCTGTTGCGATAAACCTGAGTCCGCACCATCTACATACTTTTATCATAGTTCCACCACCTTTCCTTGATCGTCCATGAGGGCCGTAACATGAAATTTCTCCCTTAGCTCCTGCTTTGCAGATTTGTCTCCTTGTTTGGCAAGTGCAAATAATGCCTTACGGTATGCCTTGCTATATGCTTGCAAAAAATACCGGTCAGCACCATAAGTGTAATTGTTAGTGTCCAACGGTCTCCTCCTCGCTGCACTGGTCAGCCACGATGCGCTGCTCCGCCTCGCTGAGCTGCTGCTCCTTCCTACACTCAAGCAAGACTTCTGCAGATAGGCGGTTCAGAAATAAAAGCATATTCCCATCTGCAGCGGTTAAAATAATCTTTCCTATCAGCTCAGAAATTACATCTCGCCGCAATTCTTTAGGCTCGGTTTTCCATTTCTGAATTAGGAATGCTGCAGATATTGCCAATTCTTTTTCTTTTTCAAGTTTCATATTGGCCTCCTATTAAAAAGTTAATTACATGAAAAAGGCCGCTATCCTCATAAGATAAACGGCCTTTTTATGTCTTGCAGGGTGCGAAGGAGTGTATTTTGGGGATACAGACTGCCCCCTGAGCAAGATGAATTTAATTTTTAAAAGAGTTTGTTGTCTATATCCCCATTTCATGGAAATAAGGCTACCATAACCTTTAGAGATTGTCAAGTTTTATTTTCAATAAATGCTTTGCAAGTTTCTTTATAGGCTTTTCCATAAATTCTTTAAATTCTTTTTTTTTGCGCTTCTCTTCTCTCGCCTTAACCATCGCCCTTGCCTGTTCAGGCGTAAGGATACGACGGGATTTCTTCCCGCCTTTTTTGCCGAGAGCGGAAAAGTAATTTCTGATTGTTTTGTTTATTTTCATTTAATTATCTCCGCTAAGGTTAATAGTTCAATCCCTTTTATTGGAATGCCTCAATCCCTCTGAAGTCGTCCCTACTATATATATACCTATAGGCACAATAACATCTGGATGCTGTATATTATCCACCGCTGTGTGCTTCAGCAATATCGGCTCTATAATCTTATACTGTCTTCCTTTTGTGCCATCTGCATATAAAACTGGAGCGGCAAAGTTATGATGTCCTGCGCCCATGCTTTCATGCGCAAATTCCGAATCGGGATAGGCATTCCCGTTCGCGGGCTTCAGGAGAAAATCCCCCTGCTGAATCACTCCCTTATCCGCTCCTATGCCGAGCTTTCTCAGCTTCTTCAAAAGTTTTTCGGGCGGGCATTCCAGCCAGCCTTTTGACGCCGTTGCTCTATGTGTGTATAGATGTCCGCTGTCGCCCCGGAAAACAAAAAAGCAGAATTTCTGCCTGCCTCCTGTTCTTCTTCTGTCATTGCGCAGGCCTGTCATGCCTGTAATCTTAAGCACTTGCCCATCTTCACTAATGGTTTCACTGCATTCATGTGTCTGTCCCCACTGCCCTCTTTTTGAATTTGCAATTGAGAAATATGTTATTTCCACCTCTGCTGATTCTTGATCCACAGATATTACAGGAAATAGTTCCCTTGGGCCAGCCCAATTACCGAGACTCTCATATTCGTCTTCTTTTACTTTTACTGTAATTTTTTTTGTTTCCATTTCCTTCCCTCCTCGTTTATATTTGGTTAGTATTAACTGCTCAATCCCTCATCTTGATAAGAGTATATCATTTCTTTTTATACTTGTCAAGTTTTTTTTTAACTTTATTTCATTATTTTTCCATTTATAAGCCTTTATTTTATAAAGGTTTTTAGCTTTTAGCCCCCTTTTTGTTAAAAAAACTTTATTTTTTTTCAGAAATAAATTGACATCACAAATAAAAATTGGTATACATAAGTATGAGCTTGCAACAAGAATTAATGCAAATCAAAAAAAATAAGCGATTAAAATATCGGGAGATAGGCGCAGCGCTGGGAGTATCAGAAAGCTATGCTCACTATCTTCTCAATTCAAAAAGAAAGATAAGGGAGAAGTTAAAACCCTTTATAAAAAATTTTATTTCTACAATAGAAAATTCAAGCATCGAAGAAATCAATAATCTTTTTCAAAAAAAATGAACAATAAAATAATTTCTCGAATTTCTAAAATAAGAGAAAAAAACAATAAACTCTGGATGGAGATTCTCCAGCTTGCCTTCCGCTATGCGCCAGCGAAGTCTGCAAGTGTAATGCAGAAAATTATTATTAATGATAAAAATATTTCAGAGCTTACGAGCGAACTTGTTAATGCAGTTAAATCAGAAAAATAAAAATATTGTTGCAATCATTCAAGCCCGCATGGGAAGCACCAGACTGCCCGGCAAGGTAATGCTTCCGCTTGCAGGGATGCCAGTTATTAAAATTATTCACGAACGGATAAAACAATCAAGGCTTGTTAATATGATAGTTGTCGCCACTTCTGAAGAACCGCAAGATGATTATCTTGTAGAATATTGTCAAGACCAAAACATATTAGTTTTTAGAGGCAGTGAGAATGATGTCTTTAGTAGAATCTTAGAGTGCGCTGAATTTTGTGAAGCAGATATAATAGTTGAGATAACCGCAGATTGTCCGCTTGTTGACCCTTTCCATATTGATATACTCATAGATGCTCTTAAAGATTATGACTATGCATCTAATGTATTAATCCGCCGCTGGCCAGATGGATTTGATGTGCAAGTTTATACAATAAATGCTTTAAAAAAACTTAATAAATACTTCATTCCCATTCGTGAGCATGTTGGCTGGAATATAGCCATGAGAACGGAGGCATTCAAGTTAATAGATGCCTGTAAGCCTTCTATTGATAATACTCATCCTGATTGGGGCTTAACCTTAGACACTCCACAGGATTATTTATTGCTTTCTAAGATTTTTGAAGCCATGAAAAATAAATTCGGCAATGAGGGAGTTTTGGTTTCAGCCGAATATATCATGGAATATCTGCATCAAAATATAGAGCTTTTGGAAATCAATAAGGAGGTGATTAGAAATGCAATTCCAAAATTATAAAGCATTAATAATTGGTTGCGGTTCAATCGGTGCGTTGAAAGATGAGCAATATGATTCGCCTGATGATTCAGACACGATATTAACCCATGCCCACGCTTATTATGAAAATCCTGATATAAATTTAATCGGCGTAGTGGATATTGATTGTGAAAAAGCTGAACAGGCAGGCAAGAAATGGAATTGCCCTGCTTATGATAATCTCAATTATGACTTAGAAACTGATATTATTTCCGTATGCGTGCCAACGGAAAATCATGCAGAAATTTTAAAAGAAATTATATCCCTCAATCCCAAATTAGTTATAGCGGAGAAGCCTTTTTGTAATAATTTAAAAGAGGCATTGATAATTGCAGAACTTTACAAACAAGCTGATATTCCGATATTAGTGAATTATACCCGCAGATTTGATTTAATCGGCGGCGATATTTTAAATAAAATTAGAGATGGCGAATATGGTGAAATATATCATGTTCGGTGTCTGTATGGCAGAGGACTTAAAAGAGATGGCTGCCATGCAATAGATATTTTTAACTGGGTTTTAGGCGAATATATGACGGGAGAAAGGGCAGGAGAAATCTCTGATTATTCGCCTGATGATCCTTCTTATCATTTAGAATTGCAATATGAAAAATGCTATCTTACTGATATGGTTGCTGTTGATAGCCGCAGCTATGGCCTTTTTGAAATTGAATTTGTAACTGAAAAAGGGATAATCTCATTCACAAAATGGGGTCAGCATATTCATATTTCCACGCCGGAAACTGAGAAGACTTATGGACAATATCAATCACTCATCCGCAGCAAAATATTTATTCCAAGCGGCCTCAATATGGCATTATTAAATATGGTTCAAAATGCAGTGGATTTTTTAAATGGAAAAGCAAATTTAAAATGCACAGTAGAAGATGCCTTAAAAGTTCATAAAATTTTGGATAGGATATAAATTTAAGGGTCGGAATGCAGAAGAAGCAATTAATTATTTTTATAAATCTATTAACAAGCCCAAGCCTTTTATATTTTGGTGTTGGTCGCCGTTCGGAAATTGTATATTCCCTGAAATAGGGAGTTTTGGTTTCAGCCGAATATATCATAGAAAAGGCATATTTCATCTGCATAATACTAATCAGAAGGCACTTAAGTTTAAATTTGAGGGAGGAACAGTAATGGGAAAATTAGCTTTATTTGGAGGAACCCCTATACGGTCTAAATTATTTCCAGCGCAAAATACAATTGGCAATGATGAAAAAGCAGCGGCTTTGCATGTTTTAAATTCAGGAATATTAACAGGCTATCAAGGTTCATGGGGTAAAAGTTTTTGGGGCGGCAAAGAAGTTATAGCGTTAGAAAGTGAATGGGCGGAGAAATTTCAAATCAAACATGCTATAGCCTGCAATAGCGCAACAAGTGGATTATTCATTGCTTGCGGAGCCGTAGAGATGGGGCGCGATAAAGGGGATGCGATTGTAACGCCTTTCTCAATGACTTGCTCTGCAACTGCCCCGCTTGGATGGGGCTCTGGTGTTAGATTTTGTGATATTGAAAGAGATTATTATTGTCTTGATGCTAAGGAGATTCAAAGAATTATCGGGCAAACATTTCAAAAATTCTCTGCTATTATTCCAGTTTCACTTTTCGGCCAGCCTTATGATGCGGAAGGTATTAATCCAATTGCTGAGGAGAAGGGCATATACGTTATTGAAGATGCGGCGCAGGCTCTCGGTTCTAAATTGAATGGAAAATATGCAGGCACACTCGGCGATATAGGCGTATATTCTTTTAATCTTGGCAAGCATCTAACATGCGGCGAAGGAGGAATGATAGTAACAAATGATGATGAACTTGCCATGAAATGCAGATTAATTATGAATCATGCAGAGGCTGTAATGCATGGGGCACAGAATGATTTATTCATGCAGAAATTCACGAAACTATTTGGCTTCAATCTTCGCATGACTGAAATATCCGCCGCCATTATGAGGGTGCAATTAAGAAAGATGGATGAGCTTTTAGAGCAAAGATTTTATAATGTAGATTATTTATTATACAAATTACAAAACATCCCTTGTCTTGAAATGCCAAAAATAAGGGAAGGATGCACTCATACCTTTTATGTTCTGCCTTTGAAATATAAAATGATTGATAGTCTTCATAGAAATAAATTCATTCAAGCAGTTAAGGCAGAATTGCAGCCTGTAATAGATAGAGAATCAGAAGGTGTGCCGATTGGGTGCGGTTATATTCAGCCTATTCAATCAATGCCATTATTTGATATGTCTCTAAATGAAACGCCAGAATGCACAAGGCAATGGAAAGATGAGTTAATAGTATTACATAGGTTTTTTGGCCCTATGGCAGTAAAACAGGATTTAGATGATATTATTAATGCCTTTGGAAAAGTCCATGAAAATAGGGAGGATTTAATATGTTAGAAATAATAATTCTTTTGCTTATGCTTTTATGGATTCCATGTTCAATCCGCATAGCTTTACAGCAAATTGAAATGTGGAAAATAAACAAAAAAAGACATGGCAAATATTTTCCAGCGAATATAGAAAAATATGGAAAATGGTTTCCAACAAGACAAGATAAAAGAATGTATGAACAAGAATGGTTCACTAAGATAGCTAACGGGCCGCAGCCTTATCCAAAAAAGATTATTAAAAAACAAAAATCCAAAATAAAATTAATACAACGAATTAAAAATCATTTGAATCAACCGGTTAGTCAAGCATTTAAAATAAGAAAGGATTAGTATGCCTATTAAATTCATTTGCGATATTGGCAGTAATCATAATCAGGATATAAACCGTATTGAAAAATTAATCATAACGGCTAAAAAAATAGGCTGCCATGCAGTTAAGTTTCAGCTTTTTAAGGGTGATAAGCTCTATGCCCCTGAATTTCCTGAAAAAATAAAAGAGGCTCAGACACAGGAATTGCCGATTAAATTTATTCCAAAGATATTTGCAATATGCCATGCCCATAATATTGAATTTCATTGCACGCCATTTAATCTGGAGGCAGTGGAAATATTAAAGCCCTATGTCAACCAATTTAAAATAGGATCTTATGAAATTCTAAATCATGCTTTAATTAAGGCTTGCGCCACAACAGGAAAACCATTAGGAATTGCTTTAGGGAATTGGATTAATGAAGAAGAATTAATATCAATCAGAGAATTAACAAGACAGATTATAAACCCAAATTATTTAATCATTTATCATTGCATATCAGAATATCCTGCAAAGATTATGGGATGTCAAATGGGAACGTCTTTTAATCTTTTGAAAGATTTTTTCAATTATAATGGTTTTAATTTCGGCTGGTCTGATCACACAGTTCAGCCCGGCGTTATATATGCAGCGGTGGGTTGCGGCGTAGATTGCATTGAATTTCATCTTGACCTTGAAGATGGGCAGGGGCTTGAATATAAATATGGCCATTGCTGGAAGCCTTTACAGATTCAATCTGTAATTGAAACTGTGAGAATAATGGAATTAGCGCTTAATAAACCAATTCAAGAAAAATTTTATTCTGATATATATAAATGGCGAAGCGATCCCGAAGATGGTATGAGGCCGTTAAAAGAATTTAGAAAAGAGTTGAGTCAAAAAGAATTTTTGGAGGACATAACAGATTGAAAAATTATAAATTGCCAAAAAAAGTAATTGAGAAGGCTCTTGAAGATAGTATAAAAAAATGGGAAAAAATTGTTAAAAGTTGTAAATTTATAGATAAGGCTTCTGCTAATTGTCCACTATGTAAATTATATTTTAGGTGTCATTATTTTGATGAAGAATGTATTGTAATGAGAGCAACAGGGCATGACGGATGTAGAAAATCCCCATATAAGAAATGGATAAGACATCAAGAAAATTCTCATACTGATAAATTTTCATCTAATTATTATAGAAGGAAGAATTGTAAAATTTGTTTAAAATTAGCCATAGAAGAATTGAATTTTTTAAAAAGTTTAAGAAAAAAATTAATATAATAAGGAATTTCTAATTGAAAAATTATATCAAAGATAAAGAAATTCTGATTACAGGTGGCACAGGTAGTCTCGGTCAAATGCTAACAAAGTTACTTTTAAAGGAATATAAACCGAAAGGTATTCGTATTTATAGCCGTGATGAATTAAAGCAATGGCAAATGAGGCAAACAATTAATAATCTTTTTCCTGATGCTCCGATTGCATATCTTATCGGAGATATAAGGGACATTGTCCGCTTACATAGAGCTATGCAAAATGTTGATATAGTAATTCATACAGCGGCGTTAAAACAAGTTACCGCCTGCGAAGATAATCCAATAGAAGCGATTATGACAAATATAGACGGTGCAAGAAACGTATTAAATATCGCTATAGATTGTAAAGTAGAAAGAGTAATGAATATCAGCACAGACAAGGCGGTTTTTCCGATTAATCTTTATGGCGCAACAAAAATGGCAGCAGAAAAATTATTCATTCATGGAAATGTTTATACAGGCGGTCATAAAACAAAAATATCTTGTTGTAGATATGGAAATGTATTAGCAAGCAGAGGCAGTGTTGTTCATGTTTTTCAAGAGCAAATTAAACAGGGAAAACCTATAACAATAGCGCATCCTGATGCCACAAGATTTTTTATAACTTTGCCTGCTGTTGCTCGGTTTCTTTTGAATCGCATTTCAGATATGCAAGGCGGTGAAATTTTTATTCCGCTTATGAAATCAATTAACATCTTTGAAATGGCTTTAGCAATGGGAGCCAAAACAAATAATATTAAGATCGTGGGGCTTGCATCCGGAGAGAAACTGCATGAGATATTATATAATGAGAATGAATTTGCCTATCTGATTAATAAAAAATATTACCAGATATATCATATTCCTAAAATCGGATATTTGAAATTTTATGCAGGTAAAGGGAATTTAGAATCCAATAACAATCCACAGGGGTTTTTAACCCGAAAGGAATTATTAGAAATGTTGGAGGATAAGATATGATATATAAAAATAATTTAATAAGGATTATTCCATTTGAGCGAAATAAACATTTAACAGAAAAATATAGAAGCTGGTTTAATGACCCAGTAACTACTCGTTATAATAGTTGGGGATTATTTCCATACACAAAAGGTCAAATGGAAGATTTTATTTCTACAATAGAAAAAGGCTCTACCGATAAAATTGTATGGGCTATATGTTTAAATGATGGAACGCATATTGGAAATATTTCCTTACAATCAATCAATTTACATAATCGCAGCGCTGAGCTGGCTATTGTGATAGGAGAAGCAGAAGCGAGAAGTAAAGGAGTCGGTTCCCAAGTTTGTGCTTGGGTGTTAGAACATGGATTTAAGAAGATAGGTTTAAATCGGATATGGACAGGCACAGCAGCAAGCAATACCCCAATGCGAAAGACATGCGAAAAGCTCGGCATGATTCAGGAAGGTATTTTTAGAGAGGGGATGTTCTTAAATGGAGAATATATTGATGTATGCGCTTATGGAATTTTAGAAAAAGAATGGAAAGGAATTGATAATGTCTAATTTAGAAAAAAACATGATAGTATTAAATGAACTATATCCAGAACTTGTTACCTGGATTAACGCTCAGCCTGATAACGAGTGGCTCCGCAGGGAAGGAGATAACCAGTTACATGCCTCGTCAGGCACGGTCTTTTTGCCGATGTATCCGCCAGAAGACCCTTTACAAGGTTTAAAAGAGTTTGATACATTGAAATGGAATAAAGAGAATGTAACGGTATTGATTGGTATGGGAATAGGCCATGCTTTAAATAAAATCTTATCACAAATAGAAGAGGGACATCATGTAGTAGTTATTGAGCCTATAGGCCAGATATATCGTATTGCTTTTGATAGATATGACTTTTCAGGGCATATTAAATCAAGAGCATTATTATTTGCGCCTTCAAAGGGCGATATAGATATGGTATTATCACATTTAGAAGCGGCTAAAGTAGTAGAGGACTGGGCTATATTTATCGAATTGCTTACTCGTACTCGCTCTGAGTATTGGAAATTGGCTGATTATACGTTAGAGGTATTAAATCAAATTCAATGCAATATCGGAACAGTTACATCTGCAGGCGCTAAAATAGCAGATAATGATATTGCTACCCTACCGTATGTTATTAGATATAGAGGAGTAGTTGAGTTAGAAGGTTTGTATAAAGGTAAACCTGCAATTTGTGTATCGACTGGCCCTTCACTGGAACGTAATATTCATATTTTAAAAGATATACAGGATAAGATTATTATAATAGCTGTAGGACAGGCATTAAGACCATTGCTTGCTTATGACATACGGCCTGATTTTATTTGCACAGTAGACTTTGGAGAAGTTAATTTCACGCACTTTGCAGGTATTTGTGATGAGACAGTACCGCTTGTAACAATTAATAAAACTTACGCAGATTTATTAAAAGCATATAAGGGACACAAATTTATATCCGCAGGTATATCACCTAAATTTGAAAATACAGCTCAAAAAGTATTAAAGGATATGGGAGAGCTTGCACAAGGAGGAAGTGTAGCTCACATGGCCTTTGGCCTTGCAGCGGTATTAGGATGTAATCCAATTATGTTTATTGGACAGGACTTAGCATATCCAGATAAAGCATCTCATTTTTCACAGGCGGATAGCGGCGGCAAAGTTGAAATTATAGATGGTCTCATTAAATGGAAAGTAGATGATCCCCGTAGCAAGACATTACATAATAGGGATGATATAGGCATGGGTTCTGCTCAATATGTCCCCGGCTGGTGGGGTAACAACGTAGTAACAAACACAGGTTTGCTTACTTTCATAACCGCCATGGAAAAACTTATAAGTCAATTCGGCGGCGAGGTTATTAATTGCACAGAAGGCGGATGTCATTTAGAAGGTACAAAGAGACTGTTTTTACAAGATGCTATAAAAAAATATTGTAAAGAATCTATTGATAAATCCGTCTTAACTCCTTTATTGACTCTGCATCCTGATGCTGATAAAAGGATTAAAGAGACTCTGCCATTACTGCAATCAGATATTAAAAATTTAGAATCTATTATTGATAATGCAGAAAAAGGACTTGTTACAGATATTAAAATGCGAAATACTAAAAGCAAAGGCAAATTAAAGAAACTTTTAAATCAAAATGCAGTTCATTCAGTAGCCGCGCATGAGCTCGCCAAGAAATTGCCCACAGTAGAGTTAGCGATTCTTTGGGCAAGCCGCAAGATACAATCAAGACATCTTAATATAGAAGCTGAGGAAGCGAAGGTTTTAGCAAGTAGAGATAAACTTCTTATCCGTATTGATAGAAACGAAATAATTTTAAAGGCTGCAAGAGATGCCGCAAAAGAATTAATCAAAACTTATAAAGAAACCGAAAAGACTTTTATAGATTATTCGGAAGGTAAAATCAATCTTGAACCCACAGGTGAAACCACTCCGCCTGATTTATCCGATGCTGATTATTATTTATCAATCGGCAATTTCGCAAAACCCTTATTGGAAGCTCGGAGATTAGGAAATCAGGAAATAATAAATAAAGCAATAGCAATCAGAGAATCAAAAATTGAAGCCGCAAAGAAATTACAACAAGAAGAAATAAACACTCGCCGAAATTTATTGCCTCGATATTCAGATTTGTTAGCAGAGAGCCGTAAATACGGACAGAATAAAAATATGGAAAAGGCTTTAGAAATATTAAATAAAGCCATTGAGTTAATGCCTGAAAAAGAAGATGCCCGATGGGGTCTTGCCTCTACAATGCTTCATTTAGAAAAATATAACGAATCAATCATTATTTATGAAAAGCTCATTAATGATTTTCCTGACAATGCACGCTATCAGTTTGAATATGGACAGGTATTAATTTTAGCGGGCAGCGCAAAAAAAGGCTTTGAGCAAATAAGTGATGCAATGCTCAAGACCCCTGAATTTGACCATTTTTTAGGCGCCCTCGCTAAATTATATTCAGAAAATAATTTAACAGAAGAAGCGAAAAAAGCGGCAGAGATACATCTTAAAAATTATCCGCACGATATTGATATTAAGAATTTACTTGAAAAAATATCCTTGTGAAAAAATAATCCCCTGTTTGTTTTTAAACAGGGGATTTGAGAGGAGTAAGAAAAGGCGTGTGGATGGAGACTGATTATTCTTTTAATTGTTTCACAGATTCATTATTAATAATTTTATCATATAATGTTTTAAAGTCAAGCGAAAATTTTCCAGATTGAATATCTAATCCCATTGCTTCTAAGCCGAGTAAGGCTTCTGGCTTGCCCATTATCTGATTTTTATATTTCAATTCAAAATGTTCTGCCTCGGATAGTTCAAACTGCTCTCGTGTTAATTTGCCAATAGCTTGTATAATCGGAGACAGGCTTTCTACTTCTTTTATTGCGTCTTTAATGAGTTTCTGTTGATATGTCCTTCGGCTTAAAATCTGATTAATCTCTGTCTCTATTTCCTCTATGTCCAAATCTGCATCTGAATTATCTATCCGACTTGTTTGTTCATTCAATCTTATTTTTTTGCGTTGTAATCTTTCAATCTGAATAGTATCTTTCTTAATCAAATAATACGACTCATTAAGAGCCTGTAAGCGATTTATAATACGCAAACTTGCGTGCCGATATGCCCGCTCTGGGGTTAATTCCATATTAACTATGGCCTGTTTATTTTGCCAATCCGAATTACCCCAAGGAATTTCTTCTATTAAATTTATAAAATTATCTATTGTTGCTTGTAAATTATTTTCGTCTGTTTTTATTATTAGATTCATTGTAAGCTCCCTGATTGAACTCCTGCTAAACCTCTTCTTGCCACTGATAATGTTGCTACTGGATTGATTGCACTCTCATCACTGAATTGAATACCATCTATTTCATCGGAATAGGCTCCTGTATCTCCTCCTCCGAAGTAACCTCTGGTGCTGGAATTGACTCCTGCTAAACCTCTTCTTGCCACTGATAATGTTGCTACTGGATTGATTGCACTCTCATCACTGAATTGAATACCGTCAATTTCAGAGGAATAGGCTCCTGTCCAACCTCCCCCAAAGTAACCTCTGGTGCTGGAATTGACTCCTGCTAAATCCAGCCTTGCTACAGCTAATGCTGCTGCTGGATTAATTGCACTCTCATCACTGAATTGAATACCGTCAATTTCATCGGAATAGGTTCCTGTATCTCCTCCTCCGAAGTAACCTCTGGTGCTGGAATTGACTCCTGCTAAATCTCTTCTTGCCACTGATAATGTTGCTGCTGGATTAATTGCACTCTCATCACTGAAT